TTTATACCAAGCGTTTGAAGCCAAGTTGAAGGAGCGCAACACATGAGACTTAGCATAAAACTTTTTGAAACTCGATATGTATTGAAAATTTTTTTACAAGACGGTAGAAAGATTAAATGGTTGCCATCAATTTGTTGGGCAAAAATTGGTCGTGCCGTAGCCCTAAAGGAGAAGAACACATGAATGAAATATTAGATCTTATTTTATTAGTAGGTGTATTGAGCATAGGCGCAATATGGATTACTGCGGTGTTTTGTTTTATCGTGATGGTGATAGGAGGGTTTGATGACTGACGGCGGAAAAGGGTCTAAACAAAGACCAACAGATCATAATAAGTTTGCAAGTAATTTTGATTTAATTTTTAGGAGTAAACCAATGGACGAAGAAACAAGAGAGTTAGATTTACAACTTGGTGATGCACTAGCAGAACTAAACTTATACAAAGATGCAATTAACGAAGCTAATGTTATATGCCAAGATGTAGATCATGGGCGATACGGCGATGCGCTTGTGCACGTACAAAAATTTTATGCGAAGGTTGAAGCAATACGTCAATACAAAGCTAAGTACATTGACATGGATGGTAGATGCTAATGATAGAAAAGATTAACACGTTTGAGAGTAGGCGTGGCGAAGAGCGAGGTAAGATCCGAACAATACATAGAATAATCTATCGGTGTTCGGATTGTGGAAAGATGTTTAGCTCTAAAGAAGAAACGGAGACGCACGACCATAAGGACAAAGAAGATGCCAAGACCCAAAAGTGACATAACAGATGGTGTATATGTAGGTGTACGAATGACTAAAGAACAACGAGAAATGTTTCAAGACATAGGAGGTGCAGAATGGTTAAGAAATTACCTAAACAGACAGATAAGGTCAGAGGAGATTCAACTTGGCCTTTCCCCACAAAACTCCTTACTCAAGAACCAAAAAAAGTAAAACGTAAGAAAGTAGATACAACACAATATGAAGGGGCGTTATTTTGAATGCGGATGATAAACAAGTTGGTGGCAACCACTATAAAGAAATGCCAGTGCAACCTTGGACAGTAATGGAAGCAGTGCTTACCCCCGAAGAATTTAGAGGGTTTTTGAAAGGCAACATCATCAAGTACTCTATGCGTGCAGGGCGCAAAGGTGCAACAGACGAAGATATAAACAAAGCATTTCACTACATTGAGAAACTTAATGAACTTAATAACACTAGACTTTGAAACATATTATGAGAAGGCTACGTTTAGCTTAACCAAGCTGACGACCGAGGAGTATGTGCGTGACTCACGTTTTGAAGTAATTGGCGTAGCAGTCAAAGTAAACAACGAAGAAACTGAATGGGCATCTGGCCCGCGTGAGGAAATACAACAATGGTTAACATCTTTTCCATGGGATGATTCAATCTTACTGGCCCATAACACAGCGTTTGATGGTTTTATACTAAGTGAGCGTTTTGGTATTGTGCCTAAAGTCTATGCTGATACGTTATCTATGGGTAGGGCATTGCATGGCGTTGAAGTAGGTGGCAGTCTAGGTGCGATGGCTGAACGCTATAAACTACAAGCCAAGGGTACAGAGGTTAATGAAGCCAACGGCAAGTACAGGCAAGACTTTACACCTGAACAACTTAGTAGGTACGGCGACTACTGTATCAATGACGTTGAGATTACCCATGCGCTATTTAGTCGTATGATGCACAACGGCTTTCCAAAGAAAGAACTTAAACTTATTGATCTTACTCTACGGATGTTTATTACGCCGAAATTAGAGTTAGACTTGACTCTACTTGAACAGCACTACGATGAGGTGAGAGACAAGAAGGCTAAGTTGTTACTGGATGCTGACATAACAGACTCGACACAACTTGCGTCTAATCAACAGTTTGCGGATTTACTTAGACTCTACGGCGTTAGTCCTCCGACTAAGATAAGCGTAACCACAGGTAAAGAAACTTTAGCATTAGCTAAGAACGATGAGGCGTTTAAAGCTTTAGCGGAGCATCCCGATATACGAGTGCAGACTTTAGTTGCGGCGAGGCTAGGTACAAAGAGTACACTAGAAGAAACTAGGACAGAACGCTTTATTGGAATTGCCAAGCGTGGTTTGATGCCAGTGCCCCTGAAATATTATGCGGCGCATACTGGACGTTGGGGTGGCGGTGACAACTTAAACCTACAAAACTTACCAAGCCGAGGCGAGAACGCAGGGAAGTTAAAGAAGGCTATAAAAGCACCCGAGGGCTATGTCATCATAGACTCTGACTCCTCACAAATTGAGGCGAGAACACTTGCGTGGCTTGCCGGACAGAACGATTTAGTTGAAGCATTTAGAAAGGGCGAAGATGTATACAAACTTATGGCATCGGCAATCTACGGTAAGAAAGCTGAAGAGATTACAAAAGAGGAGCGGTTCGTGGGTAAGACGACTATCCTTGGAGCGGGCTACGGCATGGGGTCGGAGAAATTTAAGAACCAGCTTAAAACTTTTGGTGTTGAAGTTGAGGCTGAAGAAGCAAAGCGAATTGTGCATACGTACAGAAGTACTTACCCACAAATTGTTTCTATATGGAAACAAGCTCAAGTCGCCTTACAAGCGTTAGCTAATGGCTCTGTAATACGTTTAGGTAAAGAAGGCGTACTACAACTTGTACCGCTTGAAAAAGCTATACGACTACCAAGCGGACTCTTGATGCGCTATGACGACTTAAGAGCAACTAGGGATGAAAAAGGTGTTCAATATATGTACAAGACTCGTCGTGGATGGAATAAAATCTATGGCGGTAAAGTAATTGAGAATGTCTGCCAAGCTATTGCACGGTGTATCATTGGCGAACAAATGATTCGTATCGCTAAGAAGTATGATGTTGTGCTAACAGTCCATGATGCGATTGCTTGTCTTGCGAAAGTTGAAGAAGCTGAAGAAGCTAGGAATTATGTCGAGGAGTGTATGCGTTGGACACCCGACTGGGCTGAAGGCTTACCAGTAAATTGTGAATCCGGTTTCGGAGAATCTTATGGAGATTGTTAATGATTACATGGTCGTACTCTAGCATCAAACTATTTGGGCAGTGCCCAAAGAAATATTATCACCTAAAGGTATTAAAGGATGTTGTTGAACCCCCTACACAGGCTACGGATTATGGACAGCAATTCCATGAAGCGGCTGAGTTCTATATCAAAAATGGTACTCCATTACCGGAACCATTCAAATTCGCAAAGAATGCCTTGGATGGACTCAAATCCATGCCGGGTGAGAAGTTGTGCGAATTCGAGATGGCATTGACCGAAGGGCTAGAACCGTGCGATTTTAACGATCCCAAACGGTGGTGGCGTGGGATAGCTGATTTGGTTATCCTAAATGGCGAAGAAGCGAGGATTTTAGACTACAAAACAGGTCGATCTGCTAAGTATGCGGACACAGGTCAGTTAGAATTGATGGCACTAGCCGTGTTTAAGCACTTCCCCCAAATCAAAAGGGTTAGGGCTGGGTTGTTGTTTGTGATTGCTAACGCTTTCATAAAAGATAGCTACGACTCTAGCAATCAGGACAAGATGTGGCTCAAGTGGATGAAGGAGATTAGCCGTCTCAAATTTGCCCATGAGAGTAATGTATGGAATCCTAGACCGAGTGGCTTGTGCAAGAAACATTGTCTTGTGTTAGATTGTTCACATAATGGAAGGAACTGATATGCCATACGTTAATACACCACGCCCTTATAAGAAGGAATACCAAGAGCAAAAAGCAAGAGGTGAAGAAGAAAGACGCATGGAGCGTCAACGTGCAAGACGTGCGATAGATAAAAAGTACCCCGACAAAAATAAGAATGGCGAGGCAGACATCAGAGAAGGTAAAGATGTAGCTCACGTCAAAGCCTTAGACAAAGGCGGTTCTAATAAGAACGGTGTATTCATCGAATCCGCAAGTGGTAACAGATCATTTAAGCGAGATTCAAAAAGTAACTTAGTTTCAGAGACCACAAAAAAAGAAAAAGGCGAAAAGAAACTAAGCAAAGTAATCAAGCTCAAATAAGAAAAGAGCAACAGGAGAAATAATTGCAAGTTATAGACAATAAGCTATTGCTTTTGAATTTAAAGAACCCGGGTAAAGTAACGACAGTAATTCCAAAGAGTAAAGTAATTCGTACACACGACACACATTCAGAGGTTGCCGTTAACTGGGGCTTAGATGAAGCACAGGTTTTAAAGAACCTACAAATAAAAAACATCCCATCACCTATCATGGGGCAGTACAACTGGCCTGGGTTGTATAAACCGTTTGATCACCAAAAAACAACGGCATCATTCCTTACCCTAAATCCAAGAGCATTTTGTTTGAACGAACAAGGCACAGGCAAAACCGGATCGGTTATATGGGCTGCCGACTACTTGATGAAGGTAGGACGTATTAAGAGAGTATTGGTTATCTGCCCTTTGTCTATCATGGACTCGGCATGGAGGGCTGACTTATTTAAGTTTGCTATGCACAGGACGGTTGACATTGCTTACGGTAACCGAGCCAAGAGAAAAGAAATTATCAATGGCGGTTCTGAATTTGTCATCATTAACTATGACGGTGTTGAGATCGTTGCAGAAGATATTATTAACGGAGGCTTTGACCTAATCGTGATTGATGAGGCTAATGCCTATAAGAACGCCATGACGACTCGGTGGAAAACACTTAATCGACTTTTGAAACCAGACACTTGGCTTTGGATGATGACTGGAACACCTGCCGCCCAAAGTCCGGTCGATGCGTATGGTTTGGCTAAACTTGTTAACCCAAAGAATGTTCCCAAATTCTATACCGCTTTTAAAGACATGGTAATGCACAAGGTAACGCAGTTTAAATGGGTTCCAAAAGCTAACGCCGACAAGGTTGTGTTTGAGGCGTTGCAACCGGCTATCCGGTTTACCAAGGCAGAATGTTTAGATTTACCTGAGATGACTTACGTCACAAGGGAGATTGAACTTAGCACGCAACAAAAGAAATACTACGAAATGCTCCGTAAACAACTTGTGGTGCAAGCATCAGGCGAACAAATTACGGCGGTCAACGCCGCTGTTGGGTTAAGTAAACTCCTGCAAATATCTTGTGGCGCAGTCTATTCCGATACAGGAGAAACCCTAACCTTTGATATCAAGAATCGGTATAAAGTACTGCAAGAGGTAATCGACGAGACCAAGCAAAAGGTTCTTATCTTTGTGCCGTTTAAGAATACGATCAAGGTACTATCCGAAAAGCTCCATGCGGACGGTTATACCACGGACATCATTAGTGGTGACGTATCAGCAGGTAAACGAGCAGAGATATTCCATAGTTTTCAGACTACCCCTAACCCAAGAATCCTAATCATCCAACCTCAAGCGGCGGCTCATGGTGTAACCCTAACTGCGGCTGATACCGTTGTGTGGTGGGGGCCAACTCCGTCCCTTGAGATATATGCACAGGCTAACGCTCGGGTGCATAGAGCCGGACAACGCCATCCGGTTACGATTGTGAGGCTTCAAGGGTCTAATGCTGAAAGACATCTTTACAAACTATTAGATAATAGAATAGACGAAAACACAAAATTAGTTGAACTTTACAAAAATCTACTTGAATAATGTAAAATTTGCTATATAATACTAGTACGGTAGTGAGAACAAAACAAGACCATTACCTTTTTTTCAACAGGAGAACATAATGACAGAAAGCGTTTCATTGGAGAAGCTGACTCAAGTTTATATTAAGATGCGAGATAAGAAAGCTGAACTTGCAAAAGAACTTGAGGAACAAATAGGTAGCATTGATGAGAAGATGAAGACCGTTAAGACGGCTATCTTAGATCAAATGAAAGACCTAGGCGTTGAGAGTATACGAACAGATTCCGGCACGGTGTACAGGACTACCAAGACTTTATACACCACATCGGATTGGGAATCTATGCACAAGTTTGTTCTTGAGCATGGTGTACCTGAACTATTGGAGAAACGTTTGCAACAAACCAATACTAAGGTATTTTTAGAAGAGCATCCGGACTTACTACCGCCCGGACTTAATGCTACAACAGAGTATTCCGTAACCATAAGGAGAAAATAATGGACGAAAAATTTGTCCCGATAGAAGATATTGCGGAGCATTTCGCTGTATCTGTATCGACCGTCCGTGCATGGATTCGGCAAGACTTAATTCCGGCTTTGAAGATTGGCGGTGTATACCGTTTTAAGATTTCAGATGTGGAGAGGACTTTGCGTGAACTCAATGGCGGTGATTTGCCAGTAGAAGAAAAGGATGGGAGCATTAGAGTGAAGGTTGATCCTCACCAACTTGCCCTAGATTTTAGCCCCGAAGATGATGTTTAACAGGAGAAAACAATGAGCGAACTATCAATATTTAAAGGTGGACTGCCAGCCTATTTAAAAAATGCAGTTGACGATACCACTAATGCGTTAGCCGGTGGTGAACTTGGAGCACGTCGTATCTCTATCAAGGGTGGTGTATTCCGTGAGTTTATCGGTGGTAAAGAGTACCGTGTGTCTGAAGAACGTGCCATGAATGTGGTCGTCATCAAAGCCGCACCGAAAGTTTCTCGTAAGTTTTATGCAGGATCTTATGTGGAAGGTGAAGTTGTTGCGCCCGCTTGCTGGTCAACCGATGGTATGCGCCCCGATGAAGGTGTGAAAGAAAAGCAGGCTTCTACCTGCATGAGCTGTCCACAAAACATTAAGGGTTCAGGACAAGGCGATAGCCGTGCTTGCCGTTACGAGCAACGCCTTGCCGTTATTATTGATGGTGAGATTGACAAAGAAGAAGTTTATCAGTTGGTATTACCGCCTACTTCTGTGTTTGGTGATGGTGAGAAAAAGAAACTCCCACTACAAGCATACGCACGTCACTTAAAAAGCAATGGCTTGCCCATTACCGGTGTAGTTACTGAGATGCGTTTTGATACTGCAAGTCCTACACCTAAGTTAGTGTTTAGTCCTATCCGTGGTGTGACCGAGGAGGAGTACGAAGTTATTCAACGCCTAGGCAATTCCCAAGAAGCAACCTCTGCTATTACTATGACAGTAGCGCAGACCGATGGTGTGAAGAACAAACCCAAAGTATTTACATCTCTTGACAAGCCTAAAGCTGTTGAAAAAGTAGAAGCCGAAGAAGTAGAAGAACCTAAGAAAGCAGTAACGAAAAAAGCTACTGCAACTGCTGAACCAAACCTAGCCGATTTAGTTGGTGAGTGGGACGACGTTTAAGTTAGTTCAGGGGGGTAACTCCCCCTATTCTTAGGGTTTTTATGAATACGGATTTCCTACAACAAGTCCTCGGGGACGGGGGATACTATTGTATTGTTGGTCTGAAAAAAGATTCGGACAAGCCTGTACAAAAGTTCTTCGAAAAGTTAGAAGATGCGGTAGCCGTAGCACACAACCTTAAAGACAATGGCTATGATGCGTATTACGCATTGGCTACGTTTAATGATGGCAAGTCTAGAAAAACAGCAAATGTCAAACAACTTAAGTCGTTGTTCATTGACCTTGATTGCGGCCCTGGCAAACCATACGAAACACAAGCCGAAGCTATACAGTCTTTAAAACAGTTTTGTAAAGCTACAAGATTACCCAAGCCATCCCTTGTTAATTCGGGTGGTGGCATACACGCATACTGGGCGTTGACCGAAGCTATATCAAAAGATGAGTGGCTACCCTTGGCTGAGAAGCTAAAGAGCCTATGTGACGACAATGACCTCCATGCCGATCCAGTTGTAACCGCAGATTCGGTGCGGATTCTCCGCGTGCCGGATACGCTGAATTACAAGAATGATACGCCAAGACCTGTAACTTTACTGGGTTCGGCAGCGCCGCCCATTGAGTTAACCACAGTAAAAGATCTTATAGGAGAAGTAGTCCTATCTCGCAAGCCATATATCCCACGAGGAGAAATGGATGAGGTAACTAAAGCTATCCTAGGTAATTACACCAATAGATTTAAGACCATACTGATCAAAACTGTTAAGGGCGAAGGTTGTCAACAGTTAGCGCACATCATTAAGAATCAAGCCACAATGTCTGAGCCGATGTGGAGAGCCGGACTGTCTGTAGCTAAGTTCTGTATTGATGCAGATAAAGCCATTGAGAAAATATCTAGTGGGCATCCTGATTATTCGCCTGAGATGGCGGATAGAAAAGTTAGAGGTATCAAGGGTGGGCCTTATACCTGTGCAAAGTTTGAAGAATTTAACCCCGGTGGTTGCGAAGGTTGTCATAACAGAGGGATCATCAAGTCCCCAATCGTGTTAGGTCGAGAAGTACAAGAAGCAAACGAAGAAGATAACATTGTCGAAGATATCCCTGCCGATGCGCCCCAAGGTCATACGCAGACTTACATAATTCCTAAGTACCCTGAACCGTACTTTAGAGGTAAGAATGGCGGTATCTTTAAACGAGTGATAAAAGAAGATGATGAGATAGATGTATTGATTTACCATAATGATTTATACGTTACAAGGAGATTAGTTGATTCGGACGTTGGAGAAGCGGTAGTCGTTCGACTACATTTGCCCCGAGATGGGGTTAGAGAATTTACAGTGCCTCTGTCAGCCGTGACATCAAAAGAGGAGATTAGAAAACATATGGCAATGCACGGAGTTGCCGTAATGAAGATGGACGAAATAATGTCATATATAACTACATGGGTTAATCATATGCAACACGATGCGGCGGCAGATGTTGCAAGAAGACAGTTCGGATGGACGGACAAGAAGCATGAGGCGTTTGTTGTTGGAGACAAAGAGATCAGGGCAGATAGAGTAGACCATAACCCACCATCAAGTGCTACGGCACAACTGTTTGGTGCGTTTACAACTCAGGGTACGTTAGACGCTTGGAAAGAAGCGATGGAGTTTTACAACCGACCCGGCATGGAACTGCATCAGTTTGTAATAGGACTTAGCTTTGGTTCTATCTTTACCGATTTTACTTCAATCAACGGAGCGTTACTGCACATCTTTAGTCCGGACTCAGGTATTGGTAAGACTACGGCTATGCTTGCAGGAGCTAGTATTTGGGGCAACCCAACCAAGTTAGTTCTCAAGGAAGCTGATACTGCGGCATCTAAGATGAACCGAGCCGAGCGTTACAAAAATATTTGTTTATGGATGGACGAGGTAACTAACTCACCCGCTAAAGACTTAAGTGATTTCGTCTATCAATATACATCAGGGTCACAACGTAACCGTATGTCAGGTAGCGCAAACGAAGAGCGCACAAGAGGTGAGATGTGGCAACAATGCGGTATCAGTACCGGCAACACAAGCATCATGGAAAAGATCAGCGTCCTCAAGGCTATGCCTAAAGGTGAAGCTATGCGTATCTTAGAAATCCGTGCGTATCCTATGCTTGGTTTAGTAAAAACAGATACGGACGAACTTAGTGAAAAAATCTTAAGTAATTACGGTCACGCTTATCTGCCGTTCCTGCAATATGTAATGAACGATATTAAAGGCACGGAAGAAACATACAAGCAGACACAACTTAAGTTAGATAAGGCTTGTGGGTTTGGCCCGGCAGATCGGTTTCATTCTGTTATTGGCGCAGGGGGTATTAGTGGTTTACTCATGGCTAAGAAGGCAGGACTTATAAACTATAACGTATCGGCAGTGGTGCAGTGGTTACTAAATGCTGTATCTAGTATCAAGGAGCAGGTAAGCGCAATGGATGTCGATGCCGAGACCACACTTACAAACTTCTTAGCTGAAAACTACAACAACATTCTTCGTATTAAAAGCACGGATGATTCTAGGATTAACAACAACTCTGGCTTAGAGCATTTAATTATTCCCGATGCAACGCCGAGAGTAGCCATGATCGCAAGGTATGAATACGACGTTAAGATGTTATTCATTTATCCTAAGCCACTTAAAGAATGGTGTACCAAACAACAGATAAATTATCAAGGGTTTGTTGACGCACTTAAGCGGGGCCGCACTAAGGCTAAGATTGGTAAGAAGCGTATGTCCAAAGGCACACATATGAATCTACCTTCGGCGGATGTATTGCATATTAACTGTGAGGAGTTTTTAGATGACGTACCCGAAACAGTGGACAAAGGGGTGGCAACTGAATCCTGATGGGGTTCCAATAAACGTAAACTGGGATGCCTTTGTTGTAGGGGCATCACTATTTATACCGGCAATTAATTTGTCAGCTTTGAATAAACAAATGCAAATCGTTGCAAAAGATAACAACCTAAATCTTAAAGGGGCGCAACGAATTGAAGCTGGAAAACTAGGGATGCGCTTTTGGAGAATTTTGTGATATTATTCACTTGCAACTCTCCTGTTGTCATTTCGTTGCCTCACTAATAGGCTTTACCCCCCGACTATGTTCGGGGGTTTTTTTATTCGCCGTCCATCTCTCTTTCGCTTTCTAAGATTTCTTTGCGCATTCTAGGACTAAACCTAACCCCATGCACCATCTCTTTAGTCGCACGATCTTGAGCCTTCTTAGACTTAGCCAATATATCGCTGATAGTACCGCCGTTAATACCAAGTCCAGGGTGTTTCTCACCCAACTTAAGTAGCGCATCTCTATCTGCGTTTGCGCCTTCAGTATCACCTTTTCGCATAGCAAGATAATAACGAGCCTTAAGTTTTGAAGCCTTGGTAGATATAGCTTTATCTATACCTTTTTCTTTGGCATTGATTTCTAACTGTCTTGTGTAATCGGCAGGGGCAAAACCAAATGATTGAGCCAGTGCATTCCATGCGCTAATCTCTCCGGTAATTGGATCACCACGAAGTGTATTTGCACCTTCAAAGAAATACCGACCGCCTTTGAGTATGTTGCTTGGTAAAGAAGGTACTAAATCTTCTAAGCCACGTTCAACATTACCTTCCGATATTTTGCTCATACCTCGACCGATACGCTCACCAATACTAAGCACAGGGCCGCCTATAGCTTCAAGAATTTGATCTTTAAATGTTGTGCCGGATCCCCCTGCTTTGTTATCTCTAACAATAAGATCGCTTAAGCCAATACGACCGGCAATAGATAGGTTAGTAAAGTACTCTAGTGGACCTTTATATAAGAACTCACCCAAGTGCTTACGAGTAACTGTATCCAAGTCATCGTCGTCATCATCACAGAATAATGAATAGACCATAGCCGCCGCACCAAACATTGGCAAGCCTTGAGCACCAGCCATTAAAGCAGTCATACCCACAATACCGCCTAGCTGTCTCCATGCGGCTTTTTTCATTTCGGGGGTTTCGCCGTTGGTAGCTTCTCTAAAGGCTTTCATCAACATATAGTACTGAGTAACGCCGTAACTCTTGTACATAAACATTAATTTACCAAGACCACTTTGTGCAATCCTTGGCGCCGCAGCTGCAGACGTACTACCGTTAAGTAATTGTGCTGTGTATACGGCATGGTTAGCTGCCTGTTCTTCAGCGGCTTCACCTGTAATACCTTGTTTATTAAGTTTAGCTAACTCCAAGTTATATGTCGCAAGCATAGTTACTTCACGGTTCATACGTTCTGTCTGTGCAAACATCCAACCAGATGCGGCATTGAGTTTAGCAAGGAACCCTGTACGAGTATCCCCAGTCAACATTTCATGCAGTTGAGAACGACCGATCTGTCCACGCTCACCTAGTACTCTAATAAAGGTAGCATACTTTTTACCGATTTTAGAGTCAGGCGCATAGTTGGCGATTGACCTTTGTACATCTAACTTAGTAGTCTTGCCTTCACCACCAAGCAGTTTAGTAGTTGCTTCTGAGCCGCTACCCATAAATAGTTTAGACGCTTCTCCAATAGCCGCCGCAATATTAGCATCTTTGTAATGTGCTTTTAGGTACGGAGCTACTATCATCGGAACTTGAGCTAAGTTAACTAAAGCTGAAGATACGTTAAAACCTAATGTGTAGTTATACACTGCTGAAGACAGTATGTTTCCTACGGAACTTTTCTTGGGGTTAAGAATATAATCCAAACGCTTATGGAATTCGTCGTAATATGCTTTCTCAAGTTGGTTATTTGTTGAACGTCCTTCAACTTTACCTCTACCTATGTCGTCCACAAAATCACGCATATTATCAACCACACCACTTATTTGTGGGTTGAACTTCATACTAGCTACCTGATGGATAGTACTGCGTATCTTATTCTCAAATACGCCAATAGAATCTTCTAAGAAACCAGCACGGTTGTTACGTTTTTGAAATGACTTAGCAAATGCAGTTTCGGGTAGCGTACTAATAAATAGACGCATAATTTCGTCAGTGTTCTTGTCGTACAGCGCACTGTCTTCTGTACTTAAATTCTTTGGTTTATTAGCTTCAAGACTTTGCAATACTTCATTAACAAACGAACCAGACGGCGCACGGCGGTAATCAACTTCCGCTAACTGCGAGTAAGGTCTTATATCTGTACCACCTAGTTTTTGCAGTTCCTCTATTCGAGCAGAGCGTTCGAGTTCAGTTTTAAACGCTTCATAGCCAGGTTGCGGTCTGTCATACTTATCTTTATATTGATATGCCAACCAGTAATCACCTTCACGACCAAGCGCAAAGTAAGGATCAATCACACCCTGCTTACGAAGTTTATCCATGATCTCTGTTTTAAAAGAGAACTTATTTTCTTTGGATAGATTCATACTATCAATGCGTTCTTGGATGACATTGCCAATCTCTTCGTACATACCCTTGTACGCATCACGCATTGTTTTATAAAGATTTTGCCAAACGGGATTTAGTTTTTTATATTCGGCATTGAGCTTATCCCAATCTTCTTCTAACCTGTTACCACTACTGTCTAATTTATCTGCGTATTCAGAACGAGGTTTTGTAGGATCAACCCCTGCAATAGTAGACTCATGTACAACAGTATTAAAACTATCTCTTTGCTCGGGTTTAGCTTTGATTGCTTTCTTAGCTTCCGCAACAACTGCATCAGCTTCGTTGTTTAATTTTTTCTTGTACCCATCTTTTTTATCTATCGTAGTGTTTAGCTTACTACCAAGACCGTTTAAAAGAGGGTCGGCAATTTCGCCCATAGCGTGCATGGGTAAGAAAGCAAACGTGTTCGATCTAACTGTTGAGTTGCCATTTTTAATTAATTGACTTAACGCAGCTTTTTGTTTCAAGTCTATATTAGGAACGCTAGTAATTACTTTATCTATACGGCTAATAAATTGGTTTGTTTGTTCCGGTGTTTTAATAGCGTATAAAGACCCGGCATCTCTGTATGTAGGCGCAGGAGAAATAATAGTATCAATCAGTCTATCAGCCTGGTCAAATGCAGATTCAAGTTTCTTAGGCTCCATACCAACCATACGGCGCAGGAAGTTACCAATGATACGCACGAACCGATCCCATGCAGAATGTTTTTGACCGTCTGGGTTAATAGACTTGAGCATTCCTCGGAATTCAGGATTTGCTTTAGCTTCGGCTACGAACTCTTGTAAGTTTGTAGATCCATATGCAGTTGGAATACTATCCTTTACTTTGTCGAATAGTTGTTGTAGCTGACGTGTTACTGGATGATTTGGGTCATCCAATACATGAGATGTTGCAGCGTGTCCTGATTCATGTAAAAGTACATGAGAGTTTAAGCCGGTTACAGAGTCAAGCTTAATCGTATTCGTTTTAGGATCAAACAGTCCTGCAACGGGTTTACCAGATTCATCTTTTAAGTTATCAACAACTTGTAGTTTAGTATCCGCGTTTACTTGGGCAAGTTGTGTTGCTAACTTAGATGTAAAACCATCTGACTGCGAGGCTAACAAGTTAAGGGCTGTCGTAAGATCACCATTCTCTAACGCACTAATGATTACTGGATGCAGCATGTTGCTAAGCTTAGAAATAGCGTCTTGTCTTAAATTAAGACCTTCACGTTCGTCTTCCTGCCTTTGCAAGTAGTCATCTACGGTTTCATCAGCACCCATGCCAAAGTAAACTCGGCCTAGCGTATCTACAATGTCTTGACTGTTTTTATTTACTTTCTCAAAGTATTTAAGCATATGGTCAAACTCTTTTACAGAGTCTTCGCTTAAATTAGAACGAATCCAGTCAGATGCAAGTTTAGCGTTTGCACCATTCATACCCTTAAAGAACTCGGCTTCAACAAGCGATTCGCCAGTAGATCTAAATTGCGGAGTATCATTAACTAGATCAAAAGAAATATTAAATAGTCCATCAATGATGCGTGGCATTTTCTTAAAGTAAGTTTGCGCCGCACGTTCTGCAGGGGACTGTTCTTTTTTATTAAGTATTACACCTGCAACAGCAATATGATCATCGTCGTTTTTAACATCGTTTCTAAAGAAGTTTGTATACCCACGTTTAATAGTTTCGACTAAACCTTTGGGTGGTTTAGCATTTGGGTTAACGCTTTCTTTTTCTTCAATAGACTTTTCAATCTCATCAAACGCACTAGACTTTATATCTTTAACAGCTCCACGAGCAGCTTGTTTTTCAGTCTTTGGGGCAGGGGTAGTCGTAGCAGTAGGCTTACTAGCTTTCTTTGCTGGTTTGGTTTTAGCTTCACCTTTAGGTTCCTCATCTAAATAAGCGTGTTCAGGAATCTCTGGTTCTTTAATTTCTGCAGGAGCTTCAGCTTTAACTTCTTTTTTCTCTAATGTACTTGACTCATTAGCTTTTCGCTTTGCAGGTTTATTAGCAGGTGGCTCACTAGATACCACTGTTCCTGGTTTAGATTTTTCAACTCCTCCGGCGGGTTTAGGTTCTGGCTTACTAGGTGTTGAAACGCTTGTTCCAGTTGCGGGAGTGACAGGTCTAGACCCAGTTCGTTTGGATGGTTCGGCACGTTCTGCTCCTTTTGCGATACCACCTTTAGGTCCAAAGAGTGGCTGTTGGGTTGCCAAGTTCCTAAACGCTTTCATTGCCACACCTTCAATTGCTTGCTTGGTGGACGCAGATAGGTTGGGGTTACTACGCACACTAACTAATACGTTTGCGACCTGTTGTTGGTGTTCAGGATTAGCTAAGTCTTTGTTAAGAAGTTGTTTGTAAAAACCAGATTGTTTAGTCAGGCCCGTACTATTTAAAGTATTGGCATCAAGCACAGTGCTTTCAGGTTGTGGTTCCGGCTCGGCTTCGGGTTCAACTTGTGCCGCACGCCGTTCTTGTTTGGTTGGATAGGGTACACCAGGCAGTTGTAGTTGTTTATATTCTCTCTGCCCTAATTTACCTGCCGGACCTTTTTCACCTTTTTCTTTGATGCCAGTGATTTCTGGTGTTAATTCGTTTTCAGGTGATGGAACTGTTTCAGGTGCTTCGTTCTTAGTTCTTTCTTCTTCCGCAAAAGCAGCTTTAACATCATTAGCGTGACCTATTAAACGTTTTTCAGTTTCAGTCAACTCTACATTAGCATAACCTGCATCACGCAACTTATCTTGGAATAGTTCGGCGGTATTAAGTAAATTTACATTCTCAAGCAATGGGTGCAATAAATCAAGGCGAGCCGCTTGTCTACGATCAATTTCACCTTTGGCTACTCGTGCATCGGTTTCAGCAATAGCATCATTTAATTTAATTTGCGCTTCATCTTTTTTCTGTTGAATTGCATCTAATTGTGCTTGGTTTTCTGCAGCTACTTTTTGTTCTATAGCCACCTGCGGCCCAGTACGTGCGCCAGTTAAATCTAATTCTTGTTGTATAGGTTCAGCTTTGGGTTCTTCAAACGGCAACTCCATTTGTTGAGGTTGCGGTTCTTGTGTTTGTTCTTCTTGTATTGGCGCAAGTTGTTGTTCGCCAAGTTTAAAGTCGGGACGATATGCGTCCATAGCCGCTTGTTTTTTGGCTTCGCTTGCGGCTTGTTCTTGTTCGGCTTGATATTTTTCAACCGGAAATAGATCGGGTTGATACCCTCCAGGTGGTGGGGTGTATCCTAATTGGGGTGCACCGGGAGGTTGTAATGCTTGTCTAGCTTGTTGTTTTGCTAATGCTTCTTGATCTTTACGATCTTGGATTTTTTGTTTGGTATCTGCAATCTTACGACTAGCTTCTACTGCAGCACCGGGAGCACCAAAGAACGTACCACCTACTGCACCTTTAACGGCAGAGGTAATAATGCTATCAATATTTTTAGTAGAGAAAAAGTCTTGTTTATCTCCCGCAATTTGAGATGCAAGAATTTGTAAAGCCTGTTGCCCGCTTTCAGTAAGAGATTCGCCACCCATTGTTTTAAGTAGCTCAACACCAAAAGCTTTCTTAAATGTGGGGGGTACGACAGTAGACTTCTCAAGCATACCTGCAGCAATACGTTTCTTACCCGCTTCACCTAATTGACTTAACATCTTTTCGGGTAAATATGTATCTAGTGCTGCAACCAGCGGACCAATTGTTAAAGCAATACCGGGGTGAAGTTCGCCTGTATCTTCATAGATACTTTGAAATACGTCAGGAACGTTAGTAGCTAAAGATGCGCCCCAAAGTCCAGTCTTAGAACCAATCTCTGCACCTTTTTTAGTTGCTGCCTGTCCAGCAGCATCAGCTGTAGTTCGTGCTAATAACCTATCAGCATATTCTTTACCGGCTTCTTCAGTCAAACCTTTTTTAGCTATAGTTTTAGCGGCTTGTTCTTTAACCGCTTTTTCTACGCCTTTTCTAGCGAGATATTTACCACCAATCTCACCAACCCCTGCGCCGCCAATAAAAGCTCCAATATCGGGAGCAAGTTCGCCAAGTGTTTCTGCGCCATAACCTAATATGCTACCTGTTGGACCTGCTATATCTTTAACTGATTTATATGCAGTTGGGTTTTCTTCCTCTGCGGTTTGCATCCGTTGTTGGTATTCACCAAGCTTTTGCTTAGCGTATTCGTCTTTACCTAAGACAGATGCACCTAATGCCGGAAGCAATTCTGAAAATGTTCCTTTAGTACCTTCCCATCCACGTTTAGCGCCACCGGCAATAAGTTGCCCTATACCAAGTTCACGAGGGTCAGGTTGCCAATCCGCTTCTTGTTGCTTAGTCATAGCCGCTTGTTGCATAGCGGTAGCACGAGCCATAATTTCATCTCTTGGCATAGAGTCAGGCATCATTACATCGCCGACCCCCGGTATAGTTACCCGTGGCATAGTGCTTCCTTATTCAAATGGGTTGGCTAATTCTGATGTTGGCGCAGCAGATTTTCTATTAACTGCTGACATTCTAACCATTTCATTTTCCATATATTTATCCGCAAAAGCATCAAAATCTTCCCTAGCTTTTTTATATGTAGATGTTTTAGGTCCATAGTTAGTAAGACCATCTTGAATTTTTGCGGGTAACTTTGAAAAGAACGGCGCAGATGATGGCATAGCTTTATATCCATCATATTTATCCTCAAGTTTCATATACGCTATGTTACCAATACCACCACCAAGTCCAGCCGCACTAGTACGAGGACGTTCTTTCATGTAGTTGCCAGTTTGCGTTGCTTGGTATGCCTGTGCCGCACGGAGATCATTAATGCCCGGCGTTTCAGAAATCTTATTGTTAACATCAGCAATTTGTGCATTAGCTTGGGCAATACGAACTGGAAGTTCTGCTTTGGATATACCAAGTTTTTCAGCTTCCATTTTAAGTTGTTCACCAGTAAGACCAAGAGCCAATAGCTGTTTGACCTTATCATTTTTTGCCGTATTAATTTTGTCAATGTCAGACATATATCCCTGGAACGCAGGTTCTGCGCCTTCAGCCCAACTACTAAAAGCAGTTTGAACTTTACCAGGTTCGACTTTACCCGCTTTACCTGCTGCGCCCATAGCACCTTGAATAAGACGCATTAACATAGCGTTAGACCTTGCTTTCTCTGGATCTTCAGCATTGTCGTTAATCATCTTTTCGTACTTAGTTAATAATGAAGTAACGCCAGATGTATCCCCCCTAGGCGCATCTGCACTTAAATAACTAAGGGGGCTGGCAGTAGTCGTGCTTGGCGTTGCGGGTGCTCCCTCTCTGGCTTTTACTGGGGTATCATGGATAACAATACCAGTATCTGTTGGTGTAGGGGTAGTAGTTGTATTTGTGGATGGTGTGTAACTTTTTTCACTAGGTGGGGCTGTTCTTTGTGCTTGTTCCGCAGCAATAATTGCTTTTGGATCAATTTTTGTACCTGCACCTAAATTAAATAACCTAGCCAAAATACCAGGGCTTGTATCTTGTTTTTCATTTTCATACATCCCAGTTTCTGGGTCTAAGTATGGGTTAGTACCACCAGCCAAACGCATAACCCCACCCTCTGCCGCCATTTGTGTTGGCAAGTTAGACGGTGCTTGGTCAATACCTTGAGGAGGTTGTTGTGGAGCAGGTTGTGGTGGCGCAGCTTGAGATATACCTTGTGGTTGCGCAGGGGATGCTGGATTCATACCGCCTGTAGGTGCAGGCGCACCGCCTTGTTGGGCAGAAAGTATTTGATCAAGTTTAGCCAAATCAGCCGCATACTTATGCGCTTCGTCATTGTGCCCTTCTTCAACCGCTTTTTCTAATTTAGCTTCGATAGTAGATTTTAACAATTCAATTTGTTTAGCTGAGTTAACTTGCGCAACTTTAGCTTTTAGGTCGTCTATTACAGTAGATTTAGGTGGTGGAGTTTTAGGAGCCGAATCCGCTTGTTCGCTAAGTTGAATCGCCTCGGCAATGCCCCCGGCAGGTTTAGATATTGTTCCGTCCTGCATACCCTTATCAATAGTTTGTTTAGAGTATTTATCAGGAGCTAACATAACTTTGCGGTTAATAGCAGCAATACCGCCACTATCAAAACGCTTGGCTTTTAAAATACCACCTTCAGCTTTATTAGCTAAAGCCACACCAGCCGCCGTTGCACCAGCAAGGGGAGCTATTTGACCAAACACGGTTGGAGCCGCAGCTTGTTGGGTAGTTGTTACATCTGTAATTGGTGTACCAGAAATTAAATTCTTAAGCTGACCAAGTTGCGTCATCGGATACTGCTGTGCAGTATTGTAATTTTGCATTCCTTGGTTAATGATATTTTGCTGTTGCTGTTGCTGTTGTCCGCCAACAGTACCTTGCATATTAAGAATGTTTTGCTGAGCACCCAACTGCTGTGTGCCAATATTTGCAAGGTTTTGTCCCTGTGTGCCCGCAAGACCATATCCAGATTGTTGAGCCCCAACTCCTGCAAGACCCGCATTGGCTCCTGCAATACCTAAATTACCAGCTTGTTGCGCACCAGACAAGCCCAATCCATACCCTTGCAGTGCTTGAGACCCTGCTTGATTGGCACCTTGTAAACCTTGTGCATTACCTGTTAAAGCGTTTTGCAAACCCTGCATTTGGAACGTACCGGCTTGGTTGTATTGGTTTTGGGCTGCAGTGAAAGCATTGTTATATGCATTACCTACCAGTTGATTTTGCGCCAACATTTGATTTTGTTGGTTTAATCCTTGCATCAAAGCTTCTCTACTTCCGCCAAAAGCTCCAGCAGATGTGGCAGCACCTTGTTCAGCAGCTCCCTGCATTCCATATTGTTGGTTAAGCAATTGCATTGATGGTGCAAGAGCTTGATTTATATATGGATTCATATATCCACCAACTTGATTTTGGAAATCTTGTGGTGTAGCACTAGCACCTAAAGCAGCCGCCTGTTGACCAATTTGGGAACCTTGTTGTCCATAGCCTAAAGATTGTCCCGCATATTGCTGTCCAGTATTAGCTCCCAATCCGCCATATATATTAGATAGTCCAGCATTTTGCTGAGCGGCCCTAGATCCTTGTTGACCATATTGGGCAGCGGTTTGTGTTGTGCCCAAAGCTCCCGCTCCGGCTTGATTAGTTAGATCCGTAGCTGTTCCGTATTGACCTGGTGTTTGTAAATTAGCTACAGACTGTTGTTGCTGTTGTTGTAGCGGAGTAAACCCAGCTACAGATGCATTGGCTGCGCTTTGATCAGAAGCGCTCATCCCGTATTGACCGCCGGCAGGATTTATACTTCCATAGGCTTGGTAAGGGTTTACACCAGTAATCTGACCGGTATTGGGATCTGTATTAAATACTTGTTGCTGAGCCGCACCAAGATATGACGAGACATATGGTTGCGCCCAAGGCGATAAACTTGTATATTGATTTTGTTGTTGCGTTTGTCCGCCGCCGCTTGATCCACCGCCCATAATAGACTCCTAAATATCTGATTGCACTACTGTGTAGCGCTTTGCAAAACTATACCGTCTCAGTAATCTAGCCACAGAATCTCTTACCGCACCCTGTATTCTAGTTGCTCCCATGTTTTTTACTATTTCTTTCATTTGATTAAAAGTATCGTGGTTCATAATTAACTTACCACCTATCGTTGTAAAAAACGCCACCCTGTGAGTCGGATAGTTTATAAATGAAACTGTTCCTGCCCCATGAATCACATTGTTTTCATCAACCGCAACCAATAAAACCCAAGTTCCAAGATTTACAAACATTTGGATTTGGTCCATACTATAATCACCGCCCCCATGCTTATGTGCTTCAGCAATAAAACTTTCAACTAAAGGCCAAGTTTGGGCGCAATAGTTTGTAGCGACGTGCTTTATAGTTAATGTCATGCAGGTATATATTTTTCGGGTTGAATTTGTTTACCTTGTTTTGTATTCCCTGTTCGGGCTTTACGAACTTTGTCCATCATACTGTAAAGATGCCTAGCACCAGCATCAGTAGACCCATTACCAAGATGAGACACAACATCAGCAGGAACAACAAACTCTCCATCAGCCAATCTTGCGGGTTGTTTATCGGCAATACTAGCGGGTATATGATCTGACATACCGTCGCCCGGGCCTTTAAGTAGTCGTCCACCATCTGAATAGCCCCCTAGATTATAAGTTCCATCAGTATGTCCACCACTTGATAAAGCCATAATTCCACCTTCAGCCGCCATGGTAGTAGGTAAACTAACTCCATATTGAGATGCCAAAGCAGCTAGTTGTGCGCCTGTACTATTATTAGAAGTATTTGGCGTGTAAATATTTAAACCGTTACCAGTAGATTCTCCCGCTGCAGTTATACCCGTTGAACCACCACTTGCCATATTTTGTTCTAACGCACCAGATAATGGCGTGTTGCTAGGTTGATATCCTGCCATTTGCATAGCAGAAGTAGGCATTTGAGTTGGTGTGTTATATCCGTTGTAATTGATTTGACTCATTGGATACTGCTGTCCAGGCATACCGCCAACTGCTAATGAAGTTATACCACCTTCTGCCATTGGACGGACGGGCTGATATTGTGGAGATAAAGTCCTACCTAAACCCACCTGTTGCGCAGTTTGAGGTTGGTATGGGGACATAAAGTTAGCTTTAAATGCATTTGCTTTCATTAAAGCCGCCAAGCCAGCAATACCACCAACAGCAACTTTTTGTGCTGTGCTCATGCTGTTCCAGGTACTCATTAATTTACTGCCTATACCTGATAATGGGTTTGCATCTGTACCAGCTTGACCAAGTTCCCCCGCTATAGTTCCAGCAGATATAGTAGAAGGAGGACCCATAAATTCAGAACCAGGCAGTCCAGCAGTGCTAGGGTTAAATTGACTTGCTTGGTTAGCAGCAGTAACTGCTTGTTCCGCCACTTTTGGCGCAATACCCTGCGGCGTTCCCGGCCCTTGCGGTATGTTAGATAAGTTTTGTGGTAAATTAGCAGACTCGGGAGACGCTAAATCCATAGGACTTACTCCGTAGCTAGATAGTGCTCCACCACCAATAGCATTTGCTCCGCCCATGCCGGCATCAGCGGCTAAGTCCATGCCACTAACAGCCCCTGCATCAGCGCCGGCTTCGCTTAATAAAGCTGCTTCTCCAATTCCACCATCTGCCATAATTTTCCCCTAAGATGTTCTTACTTTTAGCACATTACCTGCGCTTGTGTCTACATAAATATCACCCACTCTAAGCAGTCCAGCTGAATAATCAGCCTGTGTAGGTAAACTTAAAACTTGTCCAGTTCCACTTGTCCCGGGTTGACTGAAATTAACTGCTGAAATAACCTGAGATGTCGTTGTTGAATTAGGAGCCGTTACCCTTTGGGTTGACATTGCACTTGGGCCTGGATTGTCTAATTGAGCAAAGTACAAACGCAAAACGTTTGCAAACTTATTCATATAGTCCTGGTCATACTCAACAGGAGCAATGGGTAAGTTAGGTGCTTTTGTAGTCCCAGTACTCATCGTCTACCGTCCGGTCTAATGTCAATCCTAGGAACACCAAGCTGCCAAGATGTTCCAATCGTATTGGACTCTATTCTAAAGCTCATCTGACGACCACGCAATCTGGTATAAACCTGACCTGTAAACTGCTGAATATCGTATTCGCTTTGTGCAGCATAATTATTAGCGCTTATTACTTGTGGGTTGTCCGCCACACCATATGCTGATCCTGAGTTTTGTCTAGGCTTGACCGTCATTGTAACCAATGGTTGGCTAATGTTAGATCCGTTGAAATTAACGTCAGGCAGTATTCTCCACACAAACCCAAAGTTATGCCCTTCACTAATTTCAAAGTCTGATGATTGCACAAACGCATCAATAGGTAATGTTGCTGCAGTAGAGTTGTCGTCTGTTCCGTTTTCATGGTTTACAAGAACCCCATTGCCGCTAGTTGCAATAATTGGCGTGGATGCAACAGTTTGATTAGGTGTAATTGTATAAGTGCCGATACCACCAGATCCGGTAATAATAGCTGTAATTGTAGTATTAGGAGCAATACCGGTTCCAGTAATAGTTTGACCCACCGCCAAAGCACCAACAGTAGGGACCGCACTAACCGTTAATGTTGACCCAGAAATAGAACCTGTGCAGACACAATTGGTATAGTAACAAGCCGCAATAGGGTATTGGTTAATACCAGTTTGGAACCAAGCCGTGCGGCTCATCTGCCCTATGCTCCAAGTTCTTTCTAAGTAGTTATAGATGACATAAGAATCAACTATTGTGTTTGGATTAGTTGTTGTACCAGTTCCGTTTGGTCCGGTAATAGAACAATAGAACCACCATACTTCATTAAACTGCTCATTAGCTCCGGCAAAGATTTGGTAGTTTTGATATTGATTTATATTTTGGAACACATATTGACGCACTGAGCAAGGTAGTGTTTGCACCGTACCTGTATAAATATAAAATTTATTTTCACCCATCCAATACGTTACGTTATTAACTGTCACCATGCAGTTAGGCGATACGGTAGAGATGTTATCCATCAATAACTGGAAGCCCCAAACATAAGGAGCACCTACATACTGCATAGAGTAAAGCGCAGAATCAGTCCAGATTAATATCTCTTGACGGGTAGACCTTGCTCCAACAATGTAAGATCCATTGGTTAAGGTATAGTCACCAGACTGATTGGTAACGCTAGGAACCCACTGATAAGGGTTAGCCTGATCCGACCAACGCACACACATAGGATTAAAGTTTGACGCGCCGGTTAGCGGATAAGGTTGTGAGCCAAATGCAATAATAAATTGCTGTACGGCAGAAGTAATAACTTGAAATGTTGTTGTTGGAATAGCTGACCCGGTAAACCCAGCAGTATTAGCTAGATTAACCAAGGATTGCGCTCTAGTTCCTACGCCGTTTTGATCTTGCCAATAATAAATGCCCCCGCCTCTAGGAGCAATAACCAAATCCTGACCAAAGTTATCATTTGACCAAAGCCTGAGCTGGGTTCCGGTTGTAACTGTTCCAGTATAAGCAGTGCTCCATCCGCGAGATCCTGACTGCACCAAAGCTAAAACGCTAATTCCACCACCAGAAGTTGTAGATGAAGCTAAAAGAATTGTCCCTGCATTACTATTGCTTGTGTTATTGCCAGGCGTTAGGATTGTATAAGTGTTTGTGCCAGTGACTGTAATCGGAAACGTATCATTAAGCACAGAGGCTGGAATGTTCCCGACTGCTGTAGCGCCTGTAAAAGATACGAAATTACCTGTAGAAAGTCCATGCGCTGTCTGTGTTACCGTTATTGTTCCACTACCACTTGTGATAGCAAAAGGATTTGTTCCAAGAGTTACTGTTACCGGAGTAGCTACCCCACCGTAAGGACCGGTTCCATATCCGTTTCCAAATGTGTAAATATCTAAGCCTACCGGGTACTCATACTGAGCAGTAACCGTGCCACCCCCTGTTGCACCAGAAGAAGCATTAGATGCTGCTGTAATCTGATATTGCGTAGCAGAAATAACATTGGTGATCTTATATTCACCGTTTAAAGTCAAACCACCTACCGCTGTTGCACCAGAAAAGATAACATAATCCCCAATATTGGGAGAGTAGTTTCCATCCGTTACCGTAACAACTGGGCTTGCATTTGTGGTTGTAAATGGGTTAGTTAATGTATCTGTTTGATATATCGGAGTAATATCGTAATACGTACCACCCTGGTATATATAATACTTAAGTTGAGTGCCTAGACCAATAAAAATATTACCGGATATATCTGCCCAAGTCCATAAAGACCGGGCATGACCTAAGAATTGATTTGGACTAACCTGCGTCCATCCACCTATCTTTTCTGGAAATCCTGAACGAAATCTTATGTTGTTACAGTCGTACCACCCGCCCGTGTTTGCATAATCAGTGCCTTCACGATTAATACCTGCGCGAAATTGTAGTTTCTGTAAAGGCATAGGTTCCTCAAGCTAAAACAGACATGGCGTGTTCATACCGAGCCATACGATCTTCTAACCCAATTGTCCCACCATTTATGACTTTTGTCAGCCCTACAAAGTCATTATTATCTACATGGCGGTTAAGCTGATGTTTTTCCCAAAATATGGCTGCGGATAGGGCTGCTCCGTCCGGCGTAGCTACGACATCTGGATTGCTCAGGAAATCAATCTGGGTAGCATCTGATAGCTCCTCATATCCTGCACGACCGGTAGTCTGTAACCATCCTCTGCCTCGGTAGTTCCATCCGTCCCCAGATTCCTCATCACCATTTTTCATACGATGAGCATAGGCGCGGTTAGCTATTTTCTCTGGGTTATGGGCGTATTCGGAGGCGTTTTCAGCGTTAAAGTGAGAGGGCCATGTCCTGCAAAGACTCTCAGCCTTGTAGTTTAGGTTTTCTTCCATGTACTTGAAGTTACCAGATTCATGTCCGCATTGGGCGATAAAAGCAGCTAACCTTGCTGGGGTGGATAAATCAGCCTTTTCAATAGCTACATTCATTGGCTCAATAAGAGCTTCTGCATGGATTAAATCTATTTTTGCTGCTTCAGCGAGTTGTTGGGCTTCCATTTATAAGTTCCTTTACTTGGTTGTAGGTTGCGATACAGGCGTTGAGCTTTCTGATGGCGAGGTCGCCATCGTCTGTGACGGCGACAAGAGATTTAGCAAACGTTGGGTCAAGTTGGGCGTTTGTGGAGTCAGATCCGCTGGGAGTGGTGGCATCTTTGGAGGGGCATACGGGGGACTTAGTTTTGACGTAGAGCTGCAACTTACCAGTAGCAATGTCAGCATCACGTTGAGCAATCTGTTTCTTAGCATCATTTTGCACCTTTGAGAGTTGGGTTGATAGGTCTGATATCTTTCCGTTGAGTTCTTGCTCCGTCATCCGAGCCGCCGCGTTTGCCTCATCTATTGCGCCTTGAACATTTTGCCGCTCTTCTTCATAACCAGCGTGATGGCCATAAGTATAAGATCCAACAATAATCCCAATAGCAGCCAAGACTGCGTATAAATACATCATAGTGGAGGCCTTTCGTTTGGGTTACCAAAACTGGATTTTGGCGTAAAAGTCTGCACAGATCCTACAGAACTTTGTACGGGAGCCGGGGGCGCAGGTAATAATGTGGTTGATTTAGAAATATAGTTAGCCAAGATAGTTAATAACTGTCCGCCTATCAAAGTCAATACACCAAATATTTGCTTATCCGCCGGAGCTTCATTGAACAAAGGCTGCTCAGTAAATACTATGCTATAGCCAAAAAGTACTACGATAAATACCAAAGCTATGCTGAACGACTTGATTACAAATCGTTTGGTGTCGGCATCTTTTTCTTCAGGGCTTTGCATTGGGTCTAAAGTATTCGGGGCAAGTTTGCGTAGCCACGCAAAGAGGCGGTTTGCAATCATCATCACTCCAGTGTTTTGGGTTTTGGCAGTGATAGCGGTAGCGGTCTTCGCACCCTGCTAATAACATAATCAATAAAACGCATATTCTCATTTCTCTTTCTGAGCCTCAAGTTCTTTTTTAAGTTTCTCAATTCTCTTTAAATCGTGTGCAATCAATATCCGCTCTTGCTGAATATCCATGTACAAAAATCCCAAGACGGGAAGAATCAAAACAAATAACAACGCTAATATGATTATCGTTATTACATACCCCCATGTGCCATCCGATTTATTGCCCACATCAGTCCTGCCATATAAATTGCCACTATGATCACCGCCACTGTGCAAGCACTCATAAACCAAGCCCTGTCAGCCATCTCCCTAGCATCTGCTTCTTTCTGTCTTTTCTTTCTAAGCTCGGCTTGTCTAGCCATTTCTTGTTTTGTCTTTACAGTCCCGATCATCTCATTGACCCGGCTATATAAATTCTTTAACTCCGGCGGAACATGGTAAATCATATACTCCGTCAGGTTAACACGCATTTCTTCTAATTGAGTTTTAGCCATTACCAATCGAATCGCTATCTCATACGTCTCACCGTCCGGGTCATAGATCTTCTCTATCCGCTCCTCCTCAGTTCTTATAGCATCTGCACAAGCTTTGTAATTTCTAAAAAAAGCTACCAGCTTATCCCCAATCTCAGTGTAAATGGCTTGCTCATCAAACTTAACCTTCTCAGCCTTCTTCGGTCTTATGTCTTGCAGAGTTTTCTGTTCTTTCTTTGGCTCTGCAAATAAGGATGTGATCCATCCCCATAAACCCGTTACCTCTTTACCTATCTGCTTGACTTCACCAATTGTCTTTTGTACATCTTTTACAAGCGCCTTGCCTTCGTTGTACATACTGCACAACTCTTTGACCCCTGCAAAAGCAGCATTGGCAGCCTGGAAAAGAAGTAAGAATTCAATTTTATCTAAACCTCGGTCCTGATAACCACATAGTTGAAGAATACCTTACACCTTTTGTGACTGGCGTAACTCTGTGTTCTAGCACAGAAGGAAATGCAATAAGCGAACCTTTTTTAAGTTCTGGTGTAAATTCACCATAAAGACGAATTTGTAATTCGCCCCCTTCAAACTCGCTAGGGTCATTCATTAAACAAATAACCGTAATTTTTCGATCTGTAGGCGCACCCGACAAAGGGAAATTATCAACGTGCCAATTGTATTTTTGATTGATACCGTACTCTGCAAATTGCACAGCTTCATGGTCATTAACTTCCCAACCCCAACTACAATCCACGTTTGCCAAAAGCGCATATTTATACATCATATGCCCAAACCAATTTTCTTTATCAGAAAATCTAATAGTTGTATTGCGTTGAGAGTGGTCTACGTTATCTGACTTGATACCCATAGTAGCGTTTCTTGTTGGTAAAAGCATGTACTCTGCAAATGCCTTATCGCAATCCTCAATAGATGCTTGACCTAAATACCAAATGGGTAAATGCGACATAATTTATTCTGGTAATTTAATGGCTTGTAAATCGCTAGTGCTTGTGGCATTAGAAATAGCAGTTCGGTCAGAATTCAATTGCGCTAAAAAAGTTGCATCATCTGGGGTGTTAGTAATACCTACCAAAGTATTCGCAGCTCTTTCTTTGGCAACTGAAACTGCAGCGGCGTTATAACGTTCCAAATGAATAGCTTTGGCTTTATTTAAATTAACGGTGATCATTGTATTTGCTCCTCTTTTCTAAGAATTGGCGTATTGTCAGAAGTCCAACCACTTATAGCGTAATATGAACCGTAGCCATAATTAGCACCTGCTCCGTGTGGTTGAGAAAAATCTGCCTCCCATGCCGCAAGATACATTGCATCTGCCCCCGTTGGTACATCTGCTTTATTCATAATAATATAAGGCACTGATGGCGGTACATCTTTTAAAGCAATTTGCTCTACGGTTAGTCCGCAATTCATATTTGGGTATATAACGACTATTTCACCTTCTAGCGTTTGATGTGGGTAAACAATTACTTGGTCCATTTTGTATCCTTTTAATTAAGCAAATGCTGCCATACTATACGCTGCTGGAACTTGTACGTATGCTCCAGTAACTCCCGCATTTCCAACTTGTACAGAACTTGTACTTGGGTTTTGAAACAAACCAATTGCAGGGGTATTATTAATACCATAACCTGATGCCACTACAGCAGGGGTACCAGATAAACTTGTTAAAAAAGTAACTGTATATGTAGCGCTAGAAACTGAAACGCTAGCCACATTAAGTGTATTTATGATAGTCCCTGAAGAATCAAAGTATGCCCATGCTCTTAGCGTATTATTTCCAGAAGGTCCAGTTGGCCCAGTTGGTCCAGTCGGCCCGGTAGGACCTGTTCCACCAGGAGAACCTGTAGGTCCAGTAGGTCCAGGAGAACCTGTTGGTCCAGTAGGTCCAGTAGGTCCAGTAGGTCCAGTAGGTCCAGTAGGGCCTGATATACCCACAGACCAAGTTCCATCACCTCTTAAGAAATTTCCACTAGACGGCGTACCCGTTACAACTGGAATAGCTGTTGAGCTGCTAACCAATGTTCCAGATATTGGTAATGTTACGTTTGTAGCCGCTGTTGCTGTTAATGTTGTGTTGTATGCACCAGAAGTGGTTAAGTTACCACCTAAAGTAATTGTTTTAGATCCATTGTTTACCCCTGTTCCGCCGTAAGTAGGGCCAATAATTCCAGCATTCCAAGTGCCTGTCGTGACCGTTCCAAGCGTTATGGTACCAGGTAAATAATTACTTAGAGTATAAAAACCTGCGCCATTTCCTGTAACGTTTGACGCGTCGCAAAAACATTGCGTTGTTGTATTAGCAACTACGTTAAAAGATTGTGAACCACCCGTTGCGGACATGGTTACTGTTTGTCCAGTTAAATTAACAACCGTATAAAGCTTATTTACTAAAGGCGCAACGATTGTTACTGTAGAGCTAGGCGTACCTGTAAACACCAAAACAGCATTACGCTGATCGTCTAATGTGCCGTTAAAGTTAGTAAGTGTGTATGTGGTTAAACCAGTTAAACTAACCGCCCCCACGCCGGTAATAGCTTGCTCCAGTAAAGTACCTATGTTGGTATTTGTAGTTTGACCCCATGTACCGGACTGATCTCCCGTGCCCATTAAAGCTAGTTTTAGAGATGTTGAGTATGTAGTTGACATGATAAGTCCTTACTGGGTATTATTTATTAAAGTCCAAGGGGTTGTTTCAGAGTCGTTTATATTGTTCCAAATAACAATAGGCGTTAATCCAAGTGGCGTGTTTATGGTTGTTGTAATGCTGATTGACCCAGCAAATGGAGCCATACCAAACATAAAGTCCCCAGGCATTGCGTAGCCTGTAACCGTAACAATTTTACCACCCCATATTGGGTCTTGTACATCTGAAATTGTTGACCATCCCCTGGTTTGGGTTGATTCCAGAATAGATAAAGCCTCAATAATGCTTGCCTGAAACGCAGAATTGACTGTATTGCTATCGGCTGAGCTTATAGATTCAGATACATTGAATGGGAATACAAACGGAGCGACATAAGAATCACCAGATGTAACCGCCTCTATTGTTGCAAAGAAATAAGCTGACCCAATTGTCTCTTGATCTGCACTTGTTACCGCCTCTACGATACCGAAATAGAAAACATCCTGCTCTGAGTCTGTATTGTTAGCTGTTAGTGCTTCTGTGATCGCCTCTTTAAACTGGGCAGCAAATAACTGTGTATCGGCGGGTGAGAGGTTTTCACTGATGGATTCTAAGAACGCACTGATCTGAGTGCTGGAGTCGGCGATTGTTGTGGCTTCGGTCCTAGTCAGGTTGAACTGGGCGGCTATAGACTCTGTCTCGGCACTTGTTAGGGCTTCGGTGAGCGATGTTAAGAACTGCGCTGTAATGGTCGGTGTGTCTGCAGAAGTCCAGGCTTCAGTGATTGAGTCTAGATATGCAGATGTTTGAGTGCTTGAGTCCGCCTGAGAGATACCCTCGACTATGCCCTCGTAGAAGACATCGACTTCGGAATCGGTATTGTTAGACGTTAAAACCTCCGTGATGGAGGTCAGGAAAGCTGCAGTATCGACGTAGTTGTCGCCTAGTCCCGAGTCTTCAGTAATGGATAGGGGATAGTAATTCCCGCCAAGCGCAGCGAAGGGTGACTGAGCAAAAGCGGAAATTCCATACATGATTAGCTTGCTGTGGTTTCAGCAGGTGGTGTGTTATTGGCGGCGGGCTGTTGTGCCTGCACTTCCTTATTGACCAACTCGACGATTTGGAATACCTCTTGGAACGGCTTTGTCCCAATGTAAGACATGATTGCGTTAAGGGTTTGTACGGATAGTTTTATTTCTTGCATATTAATTCCCTGTAGGTTGGTTAAGTTCAATGTATCGCAGTAATACCACGACCACGGAAATTATAATGCCCACTAACATCTGGTGAACAGGAGTCAGCGGAAAGACAAATAAGAAACCCTGCATCACGGACAGCACCGCAATAAACAACGCCCAAAGAACGTGCTTGTCTTTTAATAGTGTGGTGAGTTGGTTCATGGTTTAGCTTGTTGAGCTTGGTAAGCTGATATTACTTCTTGTGTCCATACTGCCGCACTGATTGCGGGTACGGGTGCTGGATCTGTTGCCGCCGCAGTATCCCCTGGGTGTCTAACCCAACGGCTAAAGTTTCTTGCAATCTCAACACCGTCTTTGGTGATGATCTCTGCTTGACGTACCTGGATAGATCCGTCTTCTAAAACTTCTGTTTTGTCGATTGTTGTGCGTGATGATAATGTCATTTTGACTCCTTAGAATGTTGCTTGGTATGTAAATTGAAATGGGTATGTATAGTTGTTACTCCAAGCAATAGCTACCCCACTATTCCCTGAAATATTGCCTGTTGTAGCACCACCTGCAAACCATCCAATATATGTAGTTCCAGTATACGCAGATTCTCTAACGGTAAAAGTAATTTGCCCTTTAGACGCATTTGAGTTTCCGCCAATAGTGAACGGCAATCCTGATAAGTTTAGTATTCCAGAAGCGGTTCCTGCATTTGTAATTGTTATTTGACCATTAATATATATCATTTGCCCAACTTTTACATAGTATCCAGTACTTGTATAGCTTGTTAGAGAACCACCTGCTGGACCTGCAATTGGAGTCCAAGTCCCTGTCTCATAATCATTGAGCGTACTGTTTATAGCGGCACTACTATTGTTAAATACTATTCCATTAGTACCAGTAGCAAAGGTTAAATTGCCACTTAGCTGACCGCCCGTCAAAGGCAAAGCCGCAGTAGACTGTGTTGTTGAGTCACTAAACGTAATTGATGGGGATGATCCCCCAATAACTGTTGTCATATTAAACTCCTATAGGTCTTTGTGCCGCTTGTGCCGCCTGATAAGCTGAGACTACTTCGGATGTCCATACTGCACTAGCTATTGCAGGTACTGGAGCAGGATCAGATTGAGCAGCAGTGTCACCGGGGTGACGTACCCAACGATGAAAGTTTCTTGCAATCTCAACACCATCTTTGGTAATGATTTCTGCTTGGCGTACTTGAATAGTGCCGTCTTCTAGCACTTCTGTTTTGTCGATAATTGTGTTTGATGCGAGTGTCATTGTGACTCCTTAGAATTGAGCTTTGTATACCATTGTTATGATAAATCTTTTACCGCTTACTGTTGCATTTGATAATTGTGCAAAATTTGAATTTGCAATTGTCATGGTAGATGAGTTAGTTGTATTTTCAAAATAAAGTGCAGTTGCGGTATAACTTGAATAACCAACATAACCATTTGCATAATTTGTACTGACAAATGGCATACTAAATTGAGCATTTGAACCATTGGAATTTGATGGATATGTAATATCGCAAGAAGCAAAAACCATATTGCCAATTTTTGTATAAAAAGCAAATTGATTTGTAATTGTCAATCCTGCTCCACTTACATCCGTTGGTGTCCAAGTCCCTGTCTCATAGTCATTAAGCGTACTATTTGTAAGAGCAGAAGAGTTGTTAAAGGTTATACCCGCATTAGAACCAAACCCTATCGTATTTGCAAACGTAACCTTCTGACTATTATCTATCGTTATTGCAGTAGTTGCCGTACCACCTGAAGTGGTCGTAGCTAGTTGTAAAGTTCCATCGTTACCAGCGGTATAGACTAGACCCGTTGTGCCACTTGACACGCCATTGTCCGCCTTGAGAATATTGGATGACATATTATGCTACCTTTGCTTCTAGAGCTGTTACTTTTGCTGATAGTTCTTTTCTTCTTGTTGGAACTTTTAATACTCTGTAAGCATGAAGTCCATTTTCAGACCTTGTGACCCATTCAAGATTATCTACATTGTTATTATGTTTGTTGCCATCTTTATGATTAACTTGTGGTTTGTTTGATTCATTTTCAATAAACGCTCTTGCAACCAATCTATGCACACTTTGATTGCTTTTTACACCATCAATACAAAAAGAAACAGTTAAATAACCACTTTTACTTTTGCCTGCTTTCAAAATAGTTGATGGGTTAACTTTTGAACCCCCACAATAATGATTAACCATTCTTTCAATAGAACGAACATTTCCTAAATTACTAACTTCGTAATGCGTTTCAAATCCTGCACATGGATGCCATATTTCGTTCATATACCCACCTTTGCTTGTAATGCGGTAACTTGTGCTGACAACTCCTGAATGGACTTTAACATTGCGTACTTCAAATCTGTTTCGTAAATAGCAAGTTTGACATTAGGAGCTTCTTTTGTTCCTATGTCCATTATTCCAACTAACTCAGGAGCTACTGACTGTACAGATTGAGCAGTTACACCAATATTTAAATCTGTATCAGTTTGGTCGTTAAATAAAAATGTAACAACTGGTATTTGATTAAGAATAGACAAATAACTCTTTGCGGGAGTTATATCTTTTTTCATGGTTGCATCAGAGAGATTAGTATTATTTGCTTGATAGTTAGCAACACCACCATTTGAATTGACTACAAATCTATTTGTTGGTCCATTATCTTGACATTGAATAAAATTTGCTCCAGCAGAATTTGGAGATGCACCTGTATATTTTATAAATAATCCTTGGGGATTACTTGACGCACTATTTGTAAATTGAGAAGTGTAATTTCCTGAGCTTTGTGTAATTCCAAATATTTCACTATTGTTTTGCGATGTTTGACCAACTAATAATGCACCACTATTAAGTAGTGTCATTGCTTGGGTAAATGTAATAGCATTACCAGCAGTTCCTGATGGCGCTACATACCAAGCGTGTTGACCAGTACCCGCACCTTGAGAATAATAAGTTGCATACCCGTTATTTTGATATAAATTATTGGATGTTCCGTTTATAGTATTGAAATACAAAGATATTTGATTTCCTGCGGTATTTCCAAATAAAGAACCAGCTCCAGAAAACTGAACACCTTTCCAATTTGTAGCCCAACTTGCACTAGGAGTAACTCCCACACCCACGTTTTGAGCTGTATCTATTGTTACCGCAGTAGTCGTACCATTAGTCTGTAGCTGAAGTACGCCAGATGTATCCGCTGAGTAAACCAGTGCGGTGGTGGTAGTGAGGCCGGCGGAGATCGTTGAAGCCATGTTATTTCCTTAAATGATTACCCATCTCTGGCTTGAGCTCACCGTGACGCTAACTCCAGATGCTGTTGTGATTGGACCAACTGAGAAACCGTTTGTGCCCGTTGCGATGGTATAGCTAACGCTTGCTGTCGTGTTGTTAACTTGAATAGCGCCGCCCGCTTGAGCACCACCAATACCGCCCCAGATCGTTCCGTTGTAACCTTCAAACTGAGCAAGCGTTGTGTTATACCTGAACATGCCCGTTGCAGGAGAGCCTGATCTTTGTGCCGTCGTACCCGCAGCTACTTGGATTTCTCCAGTGCCAGACATCGTAATATCGCCCGTAGTAGAAAGCGTTGCAAGCGATACGTTACTTGTTGTTGGGTCTATATAGACAGCTTTTTCAGACGGGTATGTTAAAAATACGTTCTGTGTACCAGACGCAAAATTAGTTAAAGACCCTGCATTGCTAGAAGACAGTACTGTGGTACGGCTTAACGTATTGCCTGTGTTCCAAGTGCCAAGACCCACTTCCCAATTAGCGCCGCCTTGGTCTGCAATACAGTAATATGTAGTTGTGCCGTTAACAGAACCAAACGCCGCGCTAAAGGCTTGATACCCCGTAACAGCACCAAGGAGCGTAACTACGCCCGTGCCCGGCGCACTACATGTCTCTAAAACCCTGTCTTTGACTAGAAAGGCCATACATACCCCTTAATTAAGACGTAGCGGTGGTCGAAAAAGTAACGCTGACAGTATCTCCAGATGTCGTTGTTTTCGCTGTACCAAAGTTTCCTTCAGAATACAAAGTACCGCTTGTATTGCTTTGAGCACTAGAAGCGCCTGTACCAAGTACCAAGAAACATCCGTATACCGTACCACCACTACCTGTGATTGTATAGGTAATAGCCGTTGCTGTGGAAGATGTTACGTTAGAAGGAGTTGATCCTGTACTGGTAGATGATGCAAAAACTGCTGTACCGCGAACGGCTGATCCGCCCACTGTATAAGCTATAAACTCTTTAGACGGAACGATTGTGCTCATAACGTCTGTTGCAGCGGGTGTAATGCTTGCATTGAGCAAACCAAGGTAAGGTCCGGTCACAGAGTAGCTTGAGCCTCTAAGTAAAGTATCAAGCATTAACTGCTTTCCTACTGCTACCACTAGGTTGGGAAACTCTTCTTCCCATTTAATGTTTCCGTCTTTGTCGCGGCAAACAACGTGATACCAACCTTCAACGCCCATTCCTTCTGGGATCTTAGCATTAGCTTGTAATGTAGCAACTGCATGGTCGCCAAATTTTGAAAGTTCGTTAGTCATCTTGACTCCTTAAGAAATGGTAATAACCGCAGTAGTTGATGTTGCGGCAGGCCAGGTTATGGTGAAATTGTTCATGGTAATGTCGTTACCAAAGTTTAAAACGAAAACAGAATTACCCGTAGTTGCATTGTAAATTAAAGCTCCTCTTGCGGTAATAGTTGCGCCTGTCCAGGTCACATTATTAAAGTAAGGAAAAGCTACGTTGTTAGCCAAATCCTGTCCCGGATTAGCAGATATCGTAATGACATTACCACCTGCCGTATACCCATTAGCCACAACCTCTGCCGTTGTACCAGAATAAGTCGCTGTCGTATTGTTAAGATTGCTCAAAGCAGTATACAAAGCCACCTTATAGGTATACGGAGAAGTCGTTGTGAAGTTAACCAGACCGTTCAAGCAGTCTGATTTAAACTGGGTAGTCTGGGTTTGGATGATCATACTGCTGCATTACCTCTAATATTAGTATTCAGCTTAGTTTGACCATCCCTATACGCATCACCTCTTTCAAGTCCATCTCCGAGGCGTTTAGCAAGCATAAGCGCTTCTGAGTACTTATCTTCATAGTACTTAACTAAATCTTGCTCACCCTTCATAAACAACATGGCTTCGCGCATAGATCCATAAAGAAGTACTGGATCAAAGTTATCGCCCAACCAGCTTGTTCCATTTGAGTTGTTAATCGTATTGACATTGATAGCAAAGCCCGATCCTGATCCGCCAAGGCTAGATGCAGATACACCTAAAGAATCTCCAACAGCATAAAAATTGCCACCGTTTTGAAGTGTAAAGGAAGTTACTGTTCCGCTAGATCCCACTAAAAAGTCGGCATAAGCACTCTGCCCAGACCCACCGGTCAAAGGAATATTTTGATACAAACCAGGAGCATAACCAAATCCTGAATTGGTAACGTTGGTTACAGAAGTAATAATACCTTGAACTATTGAAGGGGGGTAAAAGAAATAATGTAACTCTACGTTATAAGATTGATCCGGCGTAGGCCCAAGAATACAAGACAATTCATTTTGATTATTGTATTGAGGTCCAAAGACTGCATAGTATTTAGGCGTTCCTTGCGCCGTTGGATTTGGATATGCCTCTCGAATAAAGTTTACATCCTTATTAAGAAGGTAGGTAAACGGCACAGTCGTATAGTCTGATGTGTATATAGCTATGGAATATGTTGATAGCCAATCTATCGGTAAAGATAAATAAGAATTACTTGCGGTCAAAGTACCGGTAACATTCTTACGAAGTGACGGGAAATTAATTGTGTTGTATATACGTTCTTCGGCTTGCTGTACAAATACTGGAATGTTTGCAAGAAACAAAGACTCCGTATTCTCAGCATACGCTTGGATTGTGTTGTACAACGTTTCGTAATTCACGCCATTGGTCCTCTTGCAATTCTACCTTTTGTAGCCGCGCCGTTACCACGAGTTTCTATCCCAGTGGATTTAGGACCATTTGTAATGTTGCCTAAACTTACGCGTCTTGCGGGCATGCCCCCAGGAGTAGACTCGTCTGCACGCATTGTATTTGGGTCAGTAGCATAATGAACAGCCTCTTGTCCATTAATAACATTACCTTTCATGTTATGTGCTTGCGCATATAACGAAGCTGGACCTACTTCTTTGCCGCCTTTTTTCATGCTGAATTTAGCCATTATTTGCCCCTTGAAGAAGACTTCTGGTTAGTAACACGAGCCATATTACGACCCATGCTTCTAAGATTAGACTGAGTTACACCACCTTTAGCCATTTTCTTTGTAGGCATACCGCCTTTTTTAAGGACGATTTTAGTGTGCTTACCAGGATGTTCTTGAGCATCGTGCTCTTTAAAAGCTTTTTTGATCATTGCTTTATCTTGAGCAATGTCGTTATCCATTTCTTTTTTAGCCATAATTTACTCCTACGTTATTGTGACTGAATTTACCGTGCCTTTTGCAACCAAGGCATTTGGCGTTAGGCTTCTATCAAAACCACTGGAACCACCAACCGGCATCCAGCCCCATTGAAACACTCGACTTCCAGTTTCAGGATATCCGTTCTCATCAAGTGAATTGTCAACCCCGTTTTGAATCTGCAGTCCACTACTTCCAGAACCATAATAGCTGATATCAGGTCTTGGCTCACGCACTGCTTGCGGATCATTTACAGGATACAAACCTAATTGTAATTGCGGATGATCTGGATCCCAACACTCAGGGCATACTTTGATGCTAACTTGTTTAGTCTTAATCGTCAACTTACGAAGTTCGACAAGTTTGTACCGCTGACCGCACCGGTCGCATTCGGCAATCGCATACTTACCGGAAGAATACTTACTAGGCATCCTTTACCTCGAATAGAAAATGTTCCTTGGAACCCACCGGATCGGAGCAGTCTCACGGTCTTCCTGGGCAGCCAAGTTAAACTGATCCTCGTAGTCCTGTTTCAAAAACAAAACGCGCTCTGGCATGACTTCTGGCTTCTTAACACTAAGAAAATAAGAAAGTCCAGCCACAAAGCAGTTAATAAATCTGAACGGAATATCTTGAACGTTGACGCCGCCCCCTGCGTCTTGTATGCGCCTCATGCGCCAGTAAACGAGTGTATAGGGGCCTCCACCTGAGTCCGGACAAGGCCAAACGGTCAGGTTAGGGAGGTATTGCTCAATTATCGCGGCCCCTGCGGTGTGCGCTACAGCAGTTGTGCCGTTTTGTCCACGATAACAGTTTACGATCTGATTACCGCTGATATTAGCGTAACCAATAATTTCATTATCAATCTGGATATACCCAGAACTACGCAGGTTCTGCGTTGTACTTAAAGTCAGCGTCGTATCTGTGGCTAAACAAGTAGACGCAAGAGTAATCGTCGTTGGGTTGGCGTTACCTGTTTGGCGGTTAAACCAGACTTGAATAGGGCGCCCCGTCGTTAACTTGTTAGGTATTGTGGAATAGGTACTTTCACTAATACGGCTTAAATTAATATCCGCCTGATTAGAGGTGCTGGTATTGCTTGTACGGGTAACTAAATCAAGGATATCAATGGTGTCATTAGGCACGTTGTAAAACGCTTGCCCAGTAACCAAAGGGATCACACACTCCTCAACAGTCCAAAGATTAATACCTCGATTAGCCCATTCAATTGTCATCAAATTGATAGACCGACGTGCAGTACGCAAGTCATATCCAGAACGCATCTGGAGTCCACAGCGCTCAAAAGCATCCTCGACCAGTTCGGTTAGGTCTAAGTTAAATGATGCGGTTCCAGATGTTTGAGCCATTATTAATTAGCTTTGTTAGCTGCAAATTGTTTTTGTGCGTCTGTCTGTGGGGCTTCAATAGGTACGGTCGCAGGAGTCACAGACATAGTAATTACGTTCGTATCAGCAGGGGCGGCTATAACAACAGGGGCGGCTATAACAACAGGAGCTTCAATAACAGGCGCAGCAGGTTGTGCAATCTTTAGATGCTCTTCAATCTTATCAATAAATGCTTGAGTTTCTTTAGTAACTGCACCGTGCGCAGATTCTTGAACCTGAGCCATATGCTTAACAAGAGCATATAAGTGCTCAACATTCTCTTCAATATGCTTTAGTAAACTCATTTATTTCTCCTAGTTTTAGCTGATTCAATAAAATCTTGATCTGTAGGTGCGCCCTTTTGACCAGGCTTCCTCATCTTTGCTCCGCGCTTTTGCTTAGCATGAATATTGGCATAAAGTCCAACAGGTCCACCTTTTTTGTAGACCTCAACGTCATTTGGATTGTCCTTACGAACAACCGTTTTAGCTTCAGGCATTTTGGAAGGGCGGATTGCGCCCATTCCCCGACTCGCCATCATTTTCTTTTAGCCATTCCACCGCCGCACATGGCTTTAACATGCTCGTGGTGCTTCATGTGACCAGCAGAGTGTTCACCATACATTTTGTGGTGATGAACGTGACCGCCTTCTTCCATCTTCTCCATCATATGCACGTTGTGTGTATGAGCTGGAGCTGCTTCTTTCATTAATGGGGGATGATCATTTTTCATAACTAGTCCTTAACAAAATTTACCACGGGTCTTGCCTTTTTGAGCAATACCATCTGCACGAGCTGAGGCTGTACCGCCAGAAGCCATCTTCTTAACAGTCTTACCACCTTTTTTCATACCAGTAGTACTACCCGCCATTTTCTCTTCGATATCTCTAGTGTGCCCACGCTTTTGAAGTTTAGACTCACCAAATTTACCATGCTTGTTAGATCCCTTTTCTACATCTTCCGACATACTGCGGGTACCCATTGTTTCTTTTGCTGCCATATTTCCACCTTTAGAAAATTTCTTGCCTTTGTCGGCTTGACTAAAATCTTCCCCAACATTTTTGGGGACTCCTACTTTCTTGGCGAACGCTGGGTTATGGGCCACCGCCTCCATGAAATTGTGCTGTTTTTTACTGCTACTTGGCATTCTTAATCTCCATAAGCCTATCCAGTTTTTCGTCCAACCTATCAAGACGGTCCAAAACCCTAGTGATGTCTGCATGGACTTCTTGCTTTGTAACGTACTCTTTAGCAATCTCTTCTCTGGTTCTGTTAAGAAGGATGGTAACTCTTTGCAGTTCATTAAATTTCTCCTTAAGGAAAAACCCTATGATCGCGACAAAAAGCGATAGTGCGGAGTTCCAAAGTATCATAACGTCCATTTAGATCTTTTCCCTAATTTCTTTATATTTATCCCACTTAGGTGAATCCACAGAAGCGTATAAATATTGTGCAGCGAATTCAAGTAGTGTAGGGTCGTCTCTAAAATGTCCTAAACCGCGGTTGCAATGATTACATAACATTCCACGAATTTTACCGGTTATGTGGTCATGGTCAACGACTAGTTTAGTTTCGTCTCCACATATAACACACTCTTTTGTTGTTGCTTTAAGTTCTTTTAGGGCTTCGTCTGAAATAACAGATCTATGTTTACCTCGGCAATTTTCATTTCGATAAGAAGCACGGCAAGTACGGCACCAACTATCAAAACCTAATTTAGTTTTATTGTGTAATGGAAAATTAACCGCATCTAACGGTTTTTCTACTTTACACTTGGTGCAGCACTTACTTAACAATTCCATGCTTTTAAAGACAGCGCTTTACGCGTTGGCTTTCCTTTTTCATCTTTCATTGGACCAGGCATACCGCTCATTCTGGCGCAAAAAGATTTACGACGGCCTTCATCCTTTTTTGTCTTTGGATGTGGAGCTGGAGGTTTAAGGTTCATACCTTCTTTCTTAGCAGAAGCTCGTCCCTTAGCATTTAAACCGCCATTTGGGTTTTTACCCTCTTTACGTTGCCATGCTGGGGACTTAGCCATTATGTATTCCCTACGTCTGCTGCATTTTTAATCAGATAACCTTCTTGCGAAACTGTCAAAGCCGCAGTACCGGTACTAACTTTTGCTTGCAACTGAATGTCTGTTTTTTCAGGAACAGCCCTAGGCATTACTCGCTGTGTATGATAGTTGTTTGTAAACGGAGCCACAATAGTAACGGTGGGCACACCTGCGCTACTTGTTTGGTAGTTCTGGTATGTTGCAAAACCTGCGGGATTAGCGTTTAAGCTGGTATTGATGTCAATACGGCTCAAGTAGAACGTGTATCCTGCGGGCACGGTGTAAATACCCATCAAAGTGCGACCGTTGCCTGCTGCAATCTCTGCGTACAGCGTTGTATCTGATGTGTCTTTTAGCGTAATGTTGCCAGTAGGGGCGCCACTAGCGACCGACATACTGTTGACACGGAAATAAGACTTTACTGTAGTTACAGCCGTTGTACCATTAAGCTTTATATTTTCAGAAATTTGATTGTAGTTTGCGTCTAAGCCGCTGATAGTTATCAACGAAGTTGCATCTGCGCCCGTGTTAACAGAACTGACAAGGTGCATTTGAATAGCAGATGACGGGAAAGTATAGGAGCTATTGCCTTCCCATACAGGCACAAATGATGTACCTACTGATGTTTGATAACCATAAATGTTTAAAACACTATGCCCATAAACTTGCCCGCGAGCCACTTGCAAATCAAATGGTTCTGTTTTGTTTTGACGAGTTGTTGACGGAAGTATGCCGCCACTAGATAACGATGTTGCCATGAATAATCTCCTTAAAGGTTAAAGATAGGGGCCGAAGCCCCTAGAGATTAGTCAAAGTTACCGTATGGGTAAGTTGTGGCGTTACCAATGTTCATGTCGTTTTGGTTGTAACGAATTGTTACTTCGACCTGACCAGAAGTAAGACCAGCCGCTGTAGTAGTCATCGCTAAAGTTACAACAATCTGACCAAACCATGCTGGGTCTTGACCAACGTTGGGGTTTTGGAAGTCTTGCAATGTAGCATTGCTGTTTGTTAGTTGTGAGCCAACAAATGTACCTGTGTATCTCTGAGCAGCAGGGCTAGAGATATTGCTAAATGTAGCGTAAACACCAGTAGATGTTGCAAAGTTGTTTGAAACGTAAGGCTGAATTGCACTTACTGCAACGGGTGTACCTGCACTGTCTTTAGGGACTGTACCAATATCAAGGATAACATCTGTGATATTGCAGCTATAAGGAACATAAAACACAACACCACGGTATACGAGGTTGGTTGCATCTGCTGTAGGAGCAGAAGCTTTAGTAGGTCCACTATTGCTAAATACACCAGACTGAGGAGTCCAGATCGTAGCAGCGCTATTGGGGATATTGTTAGAAGCAACAAATACACCTGAAGCGCCACCGTAGTTAGCACCGGGGGCCGTTACTGAAAAATCTAGAAGAGTCGTTTGAACGAGGTCTGTGTAACCTACATCTCTATTGGGGCCAAAACGATTTTGCCCAGAAAGAATTGGGCCGGAAAATGTGGAACGTGCCATGACAATGAGTCCTTATGCAAAAGTTACCTTGTTAATCGTTGCATCGTCTGCTGGGCCAGTGGCAACAAGGTGGAATTCCCAGATAGCCAAATAATACACTATTTTTGGACGGAGTCAACAAGTTTATTGGACTTTTTAAGATTTTCTGCGCGTGACATTATTTGTAAATTCCAAGGTACATGTAAACCGCAAACCGTTTCCCCCCTCAATGGTACTATATGGTCTACGACATAAGGCGTTCCTGTAATGCGCGTAGCAGTCATAGCGTCTATGTACAGCTGTTTTATTTGTTGTTTTTGCTCAGAAGAAAGCCATGTGGGCGTAGCTTGTTTGTGTTTATCCCTACGATGTTTAGTGCTTGCTTTTACTTCGTCGGGGTGCTTTTCTTTCCATGCTTTTTTATATTGTTGCCGTTGTTCGTTAGGACGCGCCATAGCCTTTAATTTGACTATTTCTTTATTGCGCTCATAGTATTCTTTTTTAGCTTGTTGTCCTGCATCGGACTGGTTGTACTGCTTAAAATACTCTGCACGGGTTTCATTTCCTTTAGTCCATTCAACCTTTAAACATTCCGTGCATGAGCCTTTAGTTTTGCGTAAAGCTATATGCCCATGTTTGCAGGGTTGCCCAGTGAAATAGTACTTACTGCCGGTTTTCTTTGCTTCTTCTCTTGTGGTTGGGTAGTCCATATTAACTCCTGTGACTTTGATACAGGTAAGTATACCACAAAATAAAGGGGCCTAAGCCCCTTTATAAATTAATCATTTAAGATTAATATGAGCCATAAATACCAAGTGGATCAGAATAGCCAAAGCTATAACGCTCACGGGATTTATAACGAACGTTTCCAGTGTCAAAGTCACCATCCATGGAGTTTTGCAGCGGTGTACGAACGAAGTGCTTGAGACCGTTAGGTACATCAGTTGTCAAGAACCAAGCGTTAGGTGCTGTCAAGAAGTGGTTAATTGTGTAACCTTCTGGGACAGAACCGTTGTTCTTGATTGCGTTGATGTCGTTGTTGTTTGTACCAACACGGAGTTCTGTCTCGAGTAAACGAGTTGCAACGAACTGGAGTGCTGGAGGAACAATCAACTTCTTAGGTTTAGCAGCGATCAAAAGTCCGCGCTCGTCTGTCCAAGCAGCGATTTGAATAACAGCATTTTCAAGGGCTGTTTCGTTCAAGTCAGCAGCAGTAGAAGGAGTGTTGGAATTTGTACCACCGTTAATTAGCGGGTGAGCTGAGTTCAATAAAGAAACGCCATCACCGCCGGTATAAGCGCCGTTAAATGCGTTGTTCAATATAGCAGCAGCTTTCACTTGCTTGGTATATGCCATAGCGCGAGCCAAGCCCTTTGTATAACGTGCAGACAAAGAGTCATACAAGTTATCCTCAATCGCCTCTTCTGTTAAGGAGAAGCCAAGAGCAATAGTCTCGTGGTTATAGCGAGCTGTCCATGCTTCTTGCGCATTGTCATAAGCGATGGCATTGCCCTCGGCCTTAACAGGTGCTGCTGAGAATCCAGACAGTTTTGTTTCTTCTTCGAATGAACGCTCAGAGGTCTCTGTTTCATAGATCTCTTTGTGCTCTTCGCCGTATCTTGCATACTCTAATCCGAACAATGCGTTCAGTCCAGGGAGCAACTCTTTCAATAGTTGTGCGCGTGAAATAGCCATTTTATGTTACTCCTTAAACAGCGGTTGCAGTGTAGTACTCATGTATACCGAAGTTAAGCTTAACAAGCACTTCAGGATAATTTGTAAACACAATAGTTGATGCGGAAGGAATAGCGGTTATGCTACCCGGTACTGCTGGAGCCACGTTCAAAGTTCCAGATGTTGCGCCAGAAGCAATCGCTGCTGTAACAAAAGAACCTGTCTCGATAAGCTGTCCGTTGGATGCAACATAAGCTACGTCAGCACCTTGCAACACGTTACCGTTAGGTCCGGTTGTCATGGTAATAGTAGTAGAACTTGAAGATCCAGTTGCTGAATAACTGTAAGCTGTATCACGAACGATATCAACAACGCGCACAGGGAATGTGCTTGTAGTCAAAGTTGCAGAGTACAGTAATGCGTTAGCAGAGTCACCAGTATTGACGTTACCAGTATTGTTAATCATCTGGTAGTTTTGACCAATCATGGGGATGCTTGCTGATGCAACAGTAGTTCCAGATGAGCAAACAACAGCTTTGAAAACTGTGTCAGGATCATCACAAACAACCGCTAATGCGTCACCAGCTAAAGTGCTTGCGGGCCAGTATTGGCTAAAACGCTTTTGCTTAGTAACTGGGTCTGTATAGTTACAGCCAAGGAAAATACCAACCATTCCGGATGCTCCGCCGCCAGTAGAAACTGATTGACGGTTTACAAAACCTTGGGTCAAGTTAACGAAATCGCCGTAGAAAATATTAGTAGCGTAGCCGTACTGGATAGGCAACTGACGTGTGCTTCCAGAAAAGACTTGTCCACCAATAAGATTTACAGGCTTTAGGCCATATGGGGCCGATACTGTAGGATATGCCATTTAAATCTCCAAAAGTTTAAGAACCTTTACCAAAGCTTACTGCAGACTGACCTTCCTTAAAGATGGGCATCCTGCGATCACTTTGACGCATTAAATTATTGTCAACTGCTTCGGCATTCAATTTAGTTTGTTCTGCATAGTATGCAAACTGCTGCGTATCAAACTCAACTGGGCGCTTACATAGTAACAATCCGCCAATCTCAATTTCGTCTTTAAAACGGCTATTGGGATCGACTAGCAGTCTAAATTTGGGTTGCTCTTCTAGCTTCACAGGCTCATAACCTTCACGGAATCTCGTACTGATATTTCGTGGGTCAGCTTGGTTGAGCATTGATACCCTAATCCATTTGTAACCGTATCCAGGCTCTTTGTCTGGCTCTGGAAGAAGCTCCGGTGGCATCCACTGCTTGGGACGCTCAGTTAGAGCACGAGTTGTTAAATCACGGTTAAGTTTGTTTTCAGCCATGTTAGGCCTCCAGTTTTAAAAGTTCACGGACATATTGCTCATTAGTTAAACTCAGCTTTTTGGCTATCGCTTGCTGCGATTTTGTCAGTCTAACTTTTTGTTTAGATGCGGTCGATCTATTAACGGGCGCTACGACCGTTGAGGGTTTCTTAGAAACGTCTTTTCTAGGAGGTTCCTCTACTTCTACTTCATCCGAATCCTCAAAGTTTTCGGGGAATCTTCTTCGCATTGTTGCGTCTAACTCTGCGTAATACTTTTCAGAACCAACAACTACACCTGTGCGCTTGAGCTTTTCATGTAACCCAAGAGCTGAAGCAGTCATTTCCTCGTCTTGTCCGAACCAAGGATTTTCTGCTTGCCATTGTGCAACTCTGTCGTCTACAGGTGCACGTTGTGGTTGCTGTTGTTGCGTTTGTACCTCAAATCTATCCTCTTGTAAAGAAGGTAACTTGAAATTGTTTGCTTTTTCTAATTCAAGTGTTGCTTTTGTGAGTGCTTGTTGGGCTTCTAGAACTTTTTCAGATTCGCCAGAATCATAGGCTTCTCTGTAAGCTTTTTTAGCCATTTCAAGCTGCATTTCAGACGAAGATTTAACCGCTTGAACGTACTCTTTTTCACCCGTTGTAAGCATGTGTCTAATACGCTTATTCTCCTCATGGAGTTTTTGGGCGGCTTCTATAGCGGCTTGGCGTTCCCTTTCGGCGGCATCTGCACGTCTGCGTTCGTCATTCCAAACCCGCTTCATGCGGATTAGTTTGTCTTTAGCTTCTTTGCTGTATTTGTCAAGATCGTCTACTTCTACTTCTAGTTGTTTGACTTTCTCGGGATCTGCTGGTTTTCTATTACGGTCTTCCTCTGGGACATCGTCTTCAATTTCTATTTCTAACTCTGTCTCTAGGGGTTTACCCGTAGCTTCTTCTTGATCTGGATCAGGAAATGCGTTCGGTGCTTCAAATGTTGCCATGTCCGGCTCCTTTATTTACGTCTAATACCACGAGGATCATCCACAATCCCTTCGACACTGTCGTCGTTGATCATGCGAAATTCCTTACCATGAATAATTAATCTGCTACCAGAATTAGGTCTAACAAGGACAAAGTCGCCTTGTTTACACCATGGACCAGATGGGAATCTAGTCTTATCTTGATAACAATCAGGCCCCAAAGAAACTACGAAGAGAACTGTTGTAAGCAACTCCTCATAATGTATTGTGGTATCTGCTTTAATTATCCCGCTATCAAACTCTTCTTCAACGTCTGGAATTGCACAAAGAATGTGATATCCAGAGGGCTGTGGGAGTTGTTTGGCTTTTTCTTCGGCTGGTTTATTCAAGATTGCGCTTAAATCTACTGCCGCGTTTAGGTTAATATCATTCACTGTCCGAATGCTCCATTTTTTGTTTGAGGTCTATGATGATTGAACATGCGGCTTCAAGACCTCGTAACTGACCGCATATATACTTGTACTCCTCAAAAGAAGTAGCGTTCCCCCTACCGAGAGCCTCAGAAAGCATAGTCATGCGGTCTTTGTACTCTGTTAGTAAGTATTCCAAGTCATTCATTTAGTTTCCTTATTTGATTTTTGTTTTGCCTGAATTGTCTGCAACCGTGTCTGGTGCTCGTGTTCTGCAAGGGTTTTAATCGCATCGTGCCTAATGTCCACGGCCTTATCTCTGCGATCTGATTTAATCTGCGCCGCTGACTTGAGAGCCTCTACGTCGATCTGCTTTCTCTGGGTAGCGTTCTGCATCATAGCTTTCTGCGCATCTAACTTGAGCTGCTGAGCCTTGAGCATGTTGTCCGCCTGGTCTTTAGCTGCCTTGCGCTGCTGCTCCTGCATCTTGAGCTGCATCTCTTGCTGTTGTAGCTGGACCAACGGATCTTGTGCTTGTTGCTGAGCTTGTTGCTGCTGCACTTGACTCTGGTTCTGTGCCAGTAATTTTTGTGCGGCTTGGGCAAGTAGCGGAGCAAGTTTAGCCTCCATCTCTGGATCAATCGGCAAGTCCTCACCTGACGCGTCTGTCTGTGGGGGCAACGATACACCAAGGTGGTTCTCAATCTCGACTCGGTACTGAAAGCCTAAGTGCTCATTAATATGAGCCATCATCGCGGCCTGCAACTGCTGAGCCATCGGATTATTCTGCAATAGAGACTGGATCTTGGGATCCTGCATAGCTGACATGTGTACAGCAATATGTGCCTGATGATCCTGGTATGCAAACGCCTTGACCGGCTTCATCATCAACACGTTCTGGTTCTCCGTCACAGGGTCCATTGGTTTTTGATCTTCCGGTAGTGGTATGAGCTTAGCCCCATTCTTAATACCCAAAACATCTAACATCTGCCTATATAAGAACGGCATATTAAATAACTGAGGCTGCTGCTGAGCAAGCTGCATAACTGCCTGATACTGGACAATCTTCTGCGCCATAGTAGACGCGTTCGGATCACTAACAGGTATTACATCGACATTCTCATAATCAGACTGCTTAGCTTTTCTGCTTCCGGCATCAGGCTCATAGTCATACTCTGTCGGTGCGTTGTCAGCAATAATTTTCTTAAGTAACTTTAACTCTTGCTTGAGTGAATAGTGAATCCGCGCCTGTACAGCAGACATCACTTTTAAAGTTCTTTCTAATATAGCTAGTGTCGTACCAACCGGTGCAGCTGCAGACATATCACTAACTTGCAAGTCGGCGGTATTTGCAAAGCGTCTACCTTCTTCAACGATCTGGTTAAGTAACGCCATGAGAACCTGGCTTGGCTCTTTATATGGCAGTGGCATGATGTTGTCTTTCATCGAACCACTCGGCACGTCCACATCTCTAAACTCACCTGGAGCTAGAGGTGTATCGTCACCCTTAACACGAAGACCACGAGTTTTAAATCCTGCGGGTAGGTTAGCAAGTGAACCTGCATCTACTAATTGACGGATGATTGATGTGCCTGACTTCGCATACGCGCCGATCAAGTGGATTAAACCAAAACAATAAAAGCCAAATCCTGGGATGTACCCATAGTGCACGAAGTGTTGACGCTTCTTATATAACTCATCGCCTTCTACCCAGTTTCTACGGATAGACAGGATATTCTGTGTGCCCTTGTCAATAGCCACAACGTAAGGCAGTGCTAAACCGTCCTCGTGCTCGTAACCTTTTAAGTCCAAATTAACGTGCATCTCAAGGATCTTATAGCGGTCATCTGCGTCAGCTCTAAAGCCAAGCTTCTCGGCGATCTTCTTCTCAACCTCGTCAAGAACGTTAACCGGACTGCCTAACTCCACATCTTTATAAAACCCACTGACCTGGAGTCTCTTTATCTCATTCTCAGTCTTACGCATCACATGGGTAATACGCTCAGAACTCTCTAAATCAGACGCGCCGTAAGGCACGACCATATCCTCGGCTGGGACATATAGAGCTACCTGTCTACCAAGACTTGGGTCATCATAAATCTTTTTAAATGCGTTACCGGCAAGTCCCAAACCCCAAAGCATACGCTCTGTCTCGGGTCTATATTCAGGCATTTTCTCAGTCAACTCGTAGTTCATATCGTCTTGAACTCGCTCAGCAGACTCTTTTTTCTCGGGTGTTTCTTTACCAATTACATGTGTCTTGACTGGCCCACTTGCTGGGAAAATAGACATCATGGTCTCAGACTGGAACTTCACCAATGCTTCAGCAAGGAGTGGGTGATACACACCACAAGCGCCTTCCCAAGGTTCCGATCTTTCTTCTATTTTTAAACCTAAGAGTTCTAGTCCATCTACATAAGTCTGTAGCCAATCTTTGCGACCATCTAAATCAGACTGAAAATCTTCTAAAAGTTCTTGAGCCAAAGACTGCAAGTCACCCTCGTCCATCTCGTTGGCAAGGTTATCCTCAAATTTCTTGTCTTCACCTTCTGGCGTACCAAACTCTTCGTACTCGTGGTCGCCTTCTTCGGTATCTAGTTCAATCTCGATTTCGATATCTGGACCTTCTGGCATGAGATCTTCGATACCTGATGGTGCTTGCGATAGTGATTTATCTATTGACATATGTTTCCTTAAATTAATTTTTGGTTGCCCTGCAACGGTTTATCTATCATGCCACCCCTTTTATTTTGTACTACCGTATCCATAGGCGATGCTTGTGCAAGCTGAATATCTGGTTCTATATCTAGGTCTGGGCTTACTTGTGATATTGGTTTTGCTTGTGGCGCTGGTTTTGCTGGTGGTACATATCCTAGTTTATCTTGAATAAATTGTTTAAGTTCTTGATTTTTTGGGTGGTCTACTACATCCAATGCTTTGTTGACTCTTTGGTTATAGTTCCTTGCTGCTTCCCCTTTACCATTCCAAACTTCAAAATAAGGTTTATTTAAACGAGTTGCAGTTTGTTGTTTATCTAAAATTGCCGCAGGAAAACCCGCTGCATATGGATCAAATCCTTGTTTGACCAACGCTTTATAAACATTCACTGCATGTTTATTATTTTCATCAAAGTCATTAAAACCAAAATTAGAACGACCTTCTTCTAGCGCCATAGCCGTTATTTTATTAGGGTGCATCATAGGCACACCAAATTGTTTGTGGGCTACTTTATAAGCATCCAATAGTTTGCCCATTGTTTCTTTGTCATACCCCGTATCTAACGTCTCTACACCATCTTTGGTTTTATGTGATACACGACGCGCTGGTATGTAATTGTCTTTAGTTATTTCTTTAGTATCAGGTAAATAGTATTCAGGAGATTTAAGATTTAATCCCCTTTTAGCTGCATATTTATAAGCCGCTGCATGTAGCTCAGGCGCAGTTCCAGGTGGGTAATATCCACCATGAATCGAATAGACTCTTTCATTTTCATCCATTAATAGTACCCCCTGTTACGCTTAGATTTAAACCATGTGACATCTTCAGGCTCATCGCTGGGGAGTCGAATAAACCCGCCCTGTCTGAACCGGGCTAACGCCATAGATGTGGTATCAACCAAGTCATCATGTGACATAAAGGGAAATCCTGCAACTTCTTCAACAACCTCTTCAGCCCAACGTGTTTCAGGAACCCACACGAGTCCTGACTTAATAATGTCCGATACCGCATTGAGCCTGACTAACTTGTCTCCGGTCCCACGGTGCGGCGTGAATTCTTGTACTGACATCCCAGTACGTCTTAGTTCTTGATAGAGCTGCGTTCCGGCGGATTTCTTCTCAACAATAAACGCATCAGGGGTCCATTCCCTGTACTCTTTATATGCTAATTCTTTTAACTCATGGAATTCTATCCGCTTTTTAATCGCGTTGAGTAAGATAATGTTGTATAAATTTGTTTCCTCGTTCATAAACACACCCCACGTTGTGATGGCTGTGTAGTCTGCACGGTTATGAGTTTCTGCTGCAGCGTCAAGGGACATAATAATATATTCACAAGGCGGTGGACGCTCGGGCTTCCATATCTGCCACCACTCCCGCTTGACAACTGCGGCTTCCTCACCCGTTGGGTTTTGTTGGTACTGGGCGTTCCACTGAAAGAGCGGCATAGACGCTTTGGTCCTATGCAGTGCAGTGAGGTTATAAAACTCAGGCCAAAGTGCCTTTTCTTCCTTAGACCCCTGGTTTAATATAGCGGGAAACTCAACTACCTCGTATTGATCTGACTCTTCATTTTGAGTCATATCCTTAACTACTCTACCCGTCAAATCATCCTGATGCCACCTAGTTTGAATGATAGCCACACAACCGCCAGGCATAAGACGAGTCCTAGCACCATATGTAAACCACTCATAGGCTTTTTCAAATACGTCAAAATTCCCATTAATGATGTCTTGCTCATTATGAGGATCATCCACAAGAAGTAAATCTGCGCCACGACCAGCCAAAGCAGAGCCAACACCGCAAGCGTAATACTCCCCACCCACATTTGTATTCCATCTACCGGCACTTTTATTGTCAGGCGCGAGGGAGACCGTTGGAAAAATTGTTTTATAGTCTGGGTTATCAATTAAATTCCTCACTTTTCTACCAAAATCGACCGCTAAATCGGTCGTATGTGACACCATTAGCACCTTTTTGTCCGGGTTTCTACCCAAAAACCATGCTGGAAAATAGATAGAAACAAGCTGACTTTTACCGTGTCTAGGCGGAATATTGACGCAAATACGGTCTTTTTTACCCGTTGCAATCGCCATTAAGTGGTCTGCAAGTATGCGGTGGTGCTTACCAACCTTGTAATCTGGCTGCATTTTCTTGCAAAACTCGATCAAATCATCGTAACAAGCCTTAGATTCACGTCGTTTTGTGATCTCATTGATGATTTCTTCGGCTTCAGCCTGCTCTTCTGGGGTAAATTGGTCTAAATTATCCAGTAAAAACTGTAATTCTTGGTCGTCTAACTGATCAAAAACGTTAATCTGTGCTTGCATCAGTCGTTTCCTGGGGCAAACCTAGCTCTTTATCAAGATCTATTGTCGTAATTTCTTGTGGTATACGCAGTCTATTGATCTTTTCTTTAAGTGATATCACTAATTCTTCTGTAGACCTATGATTTATAGTGATTTCTGTCCTATCTGTGAACAGTCCAACGTCTGAGATCTTACCAAGCAGTTCAAGCGCTCGAATCCGCACGCGGGGATCTGGGTTTTCTGTCTCAAGAATTAGTTTATTAGTTACAACCTGGCGAATCTGAGCTGCGTTATCAACTACTTTAATAGCAAACTCTTTTAATATGCTATCTACTGCGTAATATGTTGCAGGTCTGAGCTTAGATGCTTTGGCATTGGTTAATTTTTTGTTTGCTGCAACTGGATCTTCTGCCATCGAATACGCAATTGTTTCAGCAACGGCAAGATCATCCTGCGTCGGATCCGTGTCCAAACCAAGATGTTTAGCTGTCTCACAGGCAGCTTCTGCACGACTAATAAAATCTTCAATATCCAAATCGTCGTTCGGTAATGGGACTCCAACGTCGGGTTCAATATGTATTTGCATGTCTAATGTCCAGACAAATTAGGGTGGCTCACATAAAGCAGTGTGTGTTCAACAACTTACAAGGAGACTTTCAGTGCGGCGCTAACCCGCAAAACCACCCTAACAAGTATGAGGACTGTCTTTGTATCTTTATCCTGTGGCTGGCCTTGTCACAGCCCTTTGGACTCAGGTTAAAGCTGGGCGTCCCCCAACAATCCTCATGCTTCTTAGTGATGCTAATTATATATACAAAAAAATTTTTTGCTAGGGGGTACTATAAAAGACAAGGGGGGTGTTTCTATAAACATGTTATGACAAGGTACAGCTAAAAGTACTTAGGCCGGACCGAGTAAATTAAACTCAAAAAAATGAGCGTTGAGGGTGCGGAATAGCAATCCTACGCGGCGTATGTAACTAAAGCTAAAAAAGGGGTGTGTGGGGTGCTCGATTCAGTCTAGCTAAAATGTAGGCGATCGACTACATTATTAAAGTTTATTAAATACTATTTAATTTTATTATCTATTGACAAACTATGACAATCCTAGCACAATAGAGTCATCGGTTAGGAAATGTAGGGCAAACGATCATTACGCCTAATTGATAAGGAGATTATTATGACAAACGTAACGACTGTGCTTTCTTCTAGTTCTTCTAAGGCTTTACTTGATGCGCTCAATGCAGATAATACGGCTAAAGCTAAATGGAAAAAAGCGAGTGATGCCTGTATCGCAGATGGTATTACTAGTGCGATGCTAGATAAGTCTAACAAGGCTTCTAATGTGGAAACAGTAATTGGGCAAGTTGAATCAATTGTTTTACAGTCATTTACTAAGACTGAAGTAGCTATATTCCAAAAGGATAAAGCTAAATGCTCAGAGGCAGAATTGGTTACTCGTAGATTTGTGCAAACCGAAAAAGCATCAAGGTATTCTAAGATTGTCACCCATATTAAAAAGATGGAAGACAGCGAACTACTTGATGATAAGACCAAAGGCGCACAAACACCAAAAACAGGTAAGAAACCAAAGGAGGCAAAGGCTCAAGTCGCATGGTATCTTGACCATGCAATAAGAACCTTACAGGCGATGACTAACCCTGAAATTGGCGTGAGTACAGATATTAAGACATTGCAAGTAATTGAGGCAAAGTATAAAACTACTGTGTAATTAGCAACCCCGAACCCTAGGATTAAACCCTAGGGTTTTTTTTCGTCTTGATTATTTATTATTTAAACCCTGGGGCTTTGCCCTGGGGTTTTTTTTCGTCTTAATTATTTATTATGTAGTCGTTAGACTACATTGATACCAGTGTTTGTCGTTAGCGTAGAGCACAGGGTTAGGGTTTCGCAGTCGGCTCGGCTTAGTTATCAGCAACATATTACCGAACAATGTAGGCGATCGACTACAAATTGATACCAGTGTTTTTCGTTAGCGTGGAGCACAGGGTCGATTTGTTCTACCGAACAATATTAGGGTTAACGAGTATATTGTTCGTTTTCAATTTGTTCCGACACTTTAGTATTACATTGTTCGGTTTCAATTTGTTCGGTTTTGATCTGTATTGTTCGGGCATATTGTTCGGTCGTAAGTCATTGATTTTAAAGGAATGTTCGATTTGTTCGTATTGTTCTTGCGTTTTGACACACCATGTCTATAAATTTCTGAAACCAGTTTTGGCAGAGCCTAAACGCAGATTACATTCTTTTTCGTTTTTAAAACCCATATACTTTTTTTTAAAGAACAAATCGAACAATACGAACATATTCGCAAAATCAACAACTTACGAAAAGAACAATACCCCCCTAAAAACGAACAATAGAACAATATACTATTTAATAATATAACTTAGTACAAATTAGAACTTACCACAAAACATCACTATTTACTTGACTTTGATACTTGATTATGTTATAATATGTATTGTAGGTGGGAATTGTTTAGAACATATTGTTCTACCCCCTGCAGGATGTAGTCGGTCGACTACATTGTGATAAACAACTTAACAGGAGAATCGTTATGACAGAAGGTGAATACTTAGAAGCACTGCGTTTACTGCAATTGTCCGAGCTTTGGCTCAAGCAAGGTTACACAGGCGATGCACACAATGCGCTCATCACAATCATGCAACTACTTAACGTGGAGACTATCAATGGGTAAGACATACAAACATCTTTGCACAACTTGCGGTGATGACGTAGCACACAAGCGGTGGGACGCAGGGTATCACTTATGCTTACTGTGTGGTGAGTACCAAGCCAAGCAACGCAAGTTCACAGTCGTGCCTATGCACAAGTCCAACTACATAGCGTGTTTCAATCGTGAAGATCTTATAGGGATAAACACTAAAGGAGGGTTAGTCAAATGATAAATAGACTAGACGATGACAATTCGTTAGAGGTATTGCAGTCGATTGCGGATAAGCACGACTTACTGCTATCAGACAACCTGATCGACTTCGCAAGTGAAGTGTGGCGTTACGCATACATCATGGGTATGCGAGATGAGAGCATGGCTAACCAAGGAGAAACCAAATGAAGCAAGACGTAGACAACAAAACAATAGATATGTGGGGCGAGGAATGTAGTCGACCGACTACAAAGAAAAACACTTACACATTCCATGCCGAGTTCAAAGACAAACAACGTATTGAATTTAAACGGCTGACATACACACAAGCTAGAACACTAAACGAATTATTCGATGCCAAGTTCGACATGGCGGGACAGATGCAGTTATCAACTTATGGGTGGAAACTAAATGACTAACCAACAACTTAAAGATAAAGTAGTACACGCCGTTGTGAATGTGGTTCTTACCATAGTGTCGTGGGGTTTTATATTCTATATATTATTGGAGGCGATATGCAAATAGATATTAGTTTGAGTGAGTTGTTCTTGTGGGTGTGGTGCGTAGTAGCCACAGTCCTTGCGGTTTATTACCGATACCATGCACACATTAGACACCTAATGATCTTACACATACTACACAATGACGAGGCTCGAAACCAAATGGTCGATGCAATTAAGAAACTACAGGAGGATTTCAAATGACTAGCTTAACAGGACAAATCATACGTTACCAAAAAAGACGTTACTGTGTGATGTATTGGACAGACACAGAAGTACATCTTCAATCCATGGACGAGGATCGTCTATTCCTGACAATGCCGAGAACAAAGTTCGGAGGACTTGCCGATGGAGACTGACGACAAAAACTGGCATCAAATTGGCGAGGAGTACACGAAGGCATTAGCCGAGAGTATGAGACAAACAGTAAACATTTTAGGAGGACAAATCATGGGATATAGATCAGACGTAGCGTATTCGATTCACTTCAAGACAAAGGACATACTCAATCAGTTCATTGCACTTGTCATGGTCAAGGGTGGTAACGAGGTCGAAGCACTTAAAGAGTGTGGGATCGAGTGCAACGAGACAGATGGAGAGTTCAATGTTAACTTCACATGGGATGATGTTAAGTGGTATGAGTCTTACCCCGAGGTGCAAGCGCACACATGGCTCATGGAGTTTGCCGTTGAGAGATTCCCCGAGGACTGTGGGTACGAGTATGTGCGGATAGGCGAGGAGTCTAACGACATAGAGGAACAACAAGGTGGTGCGATGGATGCGTTTAACTATGGCATCCATATAAAAAGATCGTTTGATATTGATTTTAGCGATGATCCAATCGGGGATGATTTAGCTATCATACCTTAACAAAGTCTATTAAATACTTGACTTATGTATCATCTTGTGTTAGAATATGTATTGTGAGTTAGTAATTGTGTTAGTTAATTTTTATAAAGGAAAACGAAATGGAAACAACAAGTTCAATCTGTAGTCTGCCGACTACATCAGTGCCAAGCATCAGCAGTTCAGCAATGCTTGTGGAGTTAAACATCAGCGTGTGGACAGGTCGCAAGTTCGACAAGGGTGTATCCAAGGAGATCGACACAGCCAAACAAACTACCACAAGAGCGGGTAACTACTCTAAGAAACTATTCGCAGACGAGCCGAAGTTCGATGTGATTCAAAAGTTTGCGGGTAACGCTAGGACGTACCACTACCATGCGACCATGCCGTGGTCAGACTCAGGTCTAAGACTCATACCAACATCTTTATATTTTAACTATGTTAAAGAGATGTCAGGCATGGCGAACGAGTTCAACAACTTAGTCGATGACTTCTTAGGTGACTATCATGTGTTAGTTAACCGATCAAGGCAGAAACTGGGTAACCTATTCAGCGCAGACGACTATCCCGAGGTGGGCGTAGTGCGTGACAAATTCAGATTCAGATTCTGTGAGATTCCATTGCCCGATGCAGGGGATTTCAGACTGGACATCAACAACGATGCACAACAAGTTATTAAGGAGAGATACGAGGAACACTACAAGAAGTGTTTAGAACAAGCGATGCGTGAACCATGGGAACGTATGCACGATGCGCTTAAGAACATGAGCACCAAGTTAGCAGGGAATGACAAGCAGATATTCCGTAATACATTGGTGACTAATGTAGTGGAGATGTGCGATCTACTGGACAAGTTCAACATCACGAACGACCCTGAGATGCGCCGAGCCAAGCAAAAAATTGAAGATGCAATGCTAGGAGTAACGCCCGATGCACTAAGAGAAGATGACGATCTACGTCACGATGTGAAGGGTAAGGTCGATGCCTTACTCAACGAGTTCAATTGGTAATCCGTAGTCGACCGACTACATCTTAATTTATTTTTTAATCAACAGGAGAAAATCAAATGGCTAAAGCTATTCAAACCGCAGAGCGTTTATTTGCACAAACAATTCCCGAGGTTGTCGATTCAATATCAGCAACAGGACATCTACTAACCACATTGGTGGTAGGTCACATGGGTACAGGTAAATCATCAATCCTTAAGATGTTGGCTGAGAGATTACCTAACCACATCCCGTGTTACTTCGACTGTACAACTAAAGACCTTGGTGACTTGATGATGCCTAAGATACTGGACATGGGTGACGATGCACAGTATGTACGATTCGTACCTAACGAGGAGATGGGTATACACCATGACAAACCAATCATCTTAATGATTGACGAGTTCGGCAAAGCCAATCCAAGTGTTAAGAACGGCATGATGCGTATGATGTTAGAACGTACCATGGGTACAAAGAAGTTACACAAAGATTCAATCATCTTTGCAACGACTAACTTAGGCGCAGAGGGCGTGGGTGATTTGCTTATGCCACACCACAGGAATCGTATCACTACGATACGTCTTAAGAAACCAACGGCAACTGAGTGGATCGACAACTTTGCAATCAATGCAGGAATACATCCGTCTCTTATTCTGTGGGTCAAGGAACACGGCGAACAACTATTCCAATCATTCGAGGACGTAGACAATCCCGAGGACGAGACAGGTGGCAACCCATACATCTATCATCCCAAGGCGCAACGCCCCGCATTTGTTACTCCAAGATCATTGGAACTGGCATCTCATTGGTTGTGGGCTAAAGATCGTATCAGCGAGAATTCTCTCAAGTCTAATCTCATTGGTACTATCGGTGATCGTGGTGGTATGGACTTAGGCGCATACATTCGTTTAGTAGATGATCTACCAAAACAAGAGGAGATCAAGCAAGACCCCAAGAACGCAAAGATACCGCAATCAGCATCAGCAACTTGTATGGTTGTGTATCGTGCACTTGCAACAATGGATAGATCATGGGTTGATGCGTGGTTGGAATATCTACCAAGGCTCGACAAAGCGGCGCAAGGTTTGTTTGCAATGCAGGTTCGTAATCCTAACTATAAGAAACAATCAGTAATAATGACAAACGCCAAGTTTACCAAGTGGGCTATGGATAACAACTATATGTTTACTGCGGACAAAGCGTAACAACAACGAGGCGGATGTAGTCGGTCGACTACATCCAAACAATTTAACAGGAGAAATAATATGTTAGCAATAGGCAAACCACTAACCGCACAAGAGCGGTTGTTCAAAGCTACGACTGCAATCGTAGGTCAAGATGAGTTCATTGCACTAGCCGGTGTACTTATGATCGGTGAGAAGAAGATAGTTGATGGACTACCGACTGCGTGTACCAATGGTCGTGACGAAGCGTATGGTCGTGAGTTCGTGGAATCATTAACCGATCCCGAATTTAGATTCTTAATACTACATGAGTGCTATCACAAAATGTATCGTCACTTAACCACATGGAAACATCTTTATGAGGAAGATGCCCAACGTGCCAATCGTGCGTGTGACTATGCGATCAACATCCGACTAGCCGATACCGATCTAGGTAAGAAGGGTTGGATCAAGATGCCCGAGAACGGACTCATTGACGAAGCGTATCGTGGTATGGACGTACACGAAATCTATAAGTTGTTACCGCCTGGCAATGGTGGCAAGAGTAAGGGTGATGGCGAGGGTGACAGTCCATTCGATGATCACGACTGGGAAGGTGCACAGGAGATGAGCGAGGAGGAAGCCGAGGAGTTGAAGAAACAAATTGACGAAGCAATCCGTCAAGGCTCAACACTTGCATCCAAGACAGGGGCGAGAAGTTATGGTGACTTACTTAAGACCGAGCAAGACTGGCGTGAACTACTGCGTGAGTTTGTGTCAACAACTTGTGCAGGACATGACTATTCAACATGGCGCAAACCTAATCGTAGATATGTGGGTATGGACATCATCATGCCAAGCGCAATCAGCGAGACACTAGGTGAGATCGTGGTAGCTATTGACACATCAGGATCTATCGGTCAACGTGAACTAGAAAAGTTCTTAACAGAAATCGTGGGTATCTCTGAACAAGTAAAGCCGAGCAAGGTTCGCATAATCTATTGGGACACTAGCGTGTGTTCGACTGAGGTGTATCTACAAGACGAGCTATACAAGATACCCGCATCTACTAAGCCCGAGGGTGGTGGTGGCACAGACGTGGCGTGTGTACCGATATACATGAACGAGCAAGGCATCAAGCCCGAGTGTGTGGTTGTGTTAACCGATGGTTACTTAGGTGGGACATGGGGTGTGTGGAACGTGCCAGTATTGTGGTGCATCATTGACAACCCAAGGACAACTGCAAGTGTTGGAACAACGATACATCTGGACTAATGTAGTCGACCGACTACACATCAATAATTTAACAGGAGAATAACAATGGGATACTATGGACTAAATACATTTGACGAAGTGGCTAAACGCTACATGGATACTAAGCCCTTGCGTGGTAAACGTGCAAGTGAAGATATTAGACCTTTGGGCACTGGCTTCGAACGCCGTTACACTTGGAAACGTATTATTCGTATCAACGAAAACAAATATGTTCTGAATGATGGTAACAACATCTTTTGGGCGCACAACACATTGCAGTATGAAGATACCGCACCAATCGTATGGGAACGCAAAGATGGGCGTGACTACATCACAATACGAAACAACTGGAACAATGGCAGTGCCGTATCTCGCTATAAGTTCTTACAGCAATGGTTACCAAAAGGTATGAATTTTACATTCAACCAACAAGGCAAACATTATGTAGTTTACAAAGGCGAACTAAACTTCTTGCCAAAACCCATACTCAATGTAGACTGGGGGAAGAAGATATATACGGTAGAGCGTGATAGCAAGATCGTGTACGAGGAACGCTATGGTGAATTCATCAGAGCTAATGAGTTGCAACCCTTTGTCACAAGACGTAAAGACAAAGCATTGGTAGCCGAGTATGAACCCAAGATAGAAGAATTTTGGATATGGATGCAGATTATGTTGCCAATACTGGGGGACATGGACTACGACAAGAAAGCCACATATGCAAGTAAGCTTTGCACAAGCGGGATATGGTATTGGAAAAAATATACACCACAAGAAAAAGTGCGTGAAGCACTTAACAACCCCGAGTCTGAGTATCGGGTGGCGTTAGCAGTATGTTGTGCAGATGAGATAGGTGCGTATAAAAGTGGCACAACGGGGTTCACACCAAAACCAGATTCGCTTCAAAAGTTAAAGGAGTTGATGCGTAAGATAGCGGGTTTGTATGCAGTGGAATTGAAATAACAACTTAACAGGAGAGTAAACATGAGTATCCGATACATAAAAATATCTGAATTATTAACAGATGAAGCTAAGTTTCAAACAGATATATACAAGGTACACGAGAGCGTAACGCCAGTAATAGATAAACTCTTTAATGGTTGGCACGTCAGCGAGGAAATGTATAACTATATGACTGCGGTAAGTAAAGCAATGCCGAAAGCAAAGTTTGCCCCACATAGCGTGGAGTGGGTATCTATGCCCGGGGAGTCATACAGACACGTTAACAAGTTTGCTGTATACATGGATGAGTTTCCCTATGCTTTAGGATTCATAGGTTATGGTGACTTTAGTGTTAATGGTAATAGCCGAGCGTACATGGTAGAGAGTCGCAAGATTAAGAACACTAAGTACTCATCACGTCGTGATCAGTATTATATGCAGATAACTACCGACTTGAAGAAGGCAACCAAGAACGCATCCACATACCTTACGCCTTATTCTATTAAGGAGTTAGCACAAGTTACTTATCGGTCGTTTTCTCGCAATGTCGAGAGGGTCAAAGAGGAAGTAGACGGACTACCCCATAAGATCACAAGACCTATTCGTGACAAGACAAGCGCAATCATTGCAGAGATGAGGAATCTTATGGCACAGAACGTGACGTTCGTAACCGAGGAGTTCAAGACCCTTGCCGAAGTATTGGTAGATACCCTTACCGAGCAGGAAGAAGAACGTAAGCGCCATGTGTTCGGTATGTATGTACGCATTAAGAACATAGGCACAGATACTTATGCAGAGGTATACAAAGTGCATGATGTTAAGAATAACGCATTCAGCATTAAAGATGATGGTAGTCCACCGACTACAGTATTACTTTCAGATTTTGACGGCGACTTGGCAGGTAACATAGCTGTCCTTAATATGTTAAAAGATGAACAGTATGTACCACGAGTAGGTTACAAAGTAGATAGCAACACTTATTGGTTGGAGCGTGTATGAGCATGATATATAAAGCAAAGGATAGGTACAGCATGGGTTGGACTGACCCATTGGGTACTTACGGCAGTCTCGACAATTTCACGGAAAGGAATTGGGAAAAACTTAGTTTGCTTGAGAAGATCACATACGATATAGAGCGATGTGCGCCGGCTACGATAGGCAATACGTTCCTTAACATACGAAAACAAGTTGTTAGTATGATTGCGGAGAAACCTATTTACAGAATTTTAATTAGAGGAGATAATTCTATTGAAACAGATTGCTATGATATGATAGACTTATTCAAACCTGAATTAGAAAAGGCATATTCTAGTATTGACGATTTACCTGAATGGGTGAAGGAACGACTAGCAGTCTTATCTATATTAAACCCCGACCAACGCAACGAAGAAGTAGAGGGTGTAGGTAGACGAATAGCGAAGAACATCTATTGGGTGTACAAAGGAGAATAATAAGTGGCATCAACGCCCGAAGCAAAAGTTAAGAAGTCTGTGCGCCAAGTCTTAGATAGGCTTGGTGCGTATTATGTGATGCCAGTGACAGGCGGTTACGGTAATCAGGGTGCGCCCGACTTCCTTATTTGCTTGAACGGACTTTTTTACGGCGTGGAATGCAAAGCCGGAAAAGGAAAGCCAACTGAACTGCAACTTCTCAACATGAGAAAGATAATAAAAGCAGGGGGTGTGGCATTAGTGGTGTATGAGAATGACATCTCATACTTAGAGTCTTTATTAACAACAGGAGTTAACAATGAGAAAACAAACATCTAAACAAAAGATACTTAACGCTTTAGAAACTAAAAGCATGAAGCCAAAAGATGTGGCTATTGCAACGAAGTTAAATATTAAAACGGTATACGCAATACTTTATAAATTGCATAGTGTAGGCGATATTATCAAAGGCGATGATGGTGCTTACGTCATTCAACGTGTACAACTTAAAGATAAGCATATAGAAAAATTAACTTCTGAAACTATCAAGAAGTTTAAAGATACGATTGAAGAGCAACGAGCAGAGATTGCTAAATACCACGAGTGGTGCTTGGAGTGGAAGAAGATGGTCAGAAATGCGGAAGATAAAGCAGAGCAACTCGATGCTGTGTTAAATCGTTCATTCGCAGTTATACATTACCTTGAAGAACGTGTAGAAAAACTTACTATACGAGTCCACAACCTACCACAAGAGTAATGTAGTCGACCGACTACATAAGGAGAAACTATGTCAGAACAAGACAGGATATATCTACGACATCTTTATGCGATGTTTGCAATGATGAAGATGACTTGGAGTAAGGGTGAGGAGAAAGAAGATGCCGAAGATTGCTTTGTCATTGCAGATGCTATGTTAGAAGCGAGTGAATCTAAGCCAGTCGAGGAAGGCATAGTTTCTATTAAGAAACGAAGGAGTAAACAATGATAACAACTAGCACAGGAATTAAGATAGGTTGTAGGTACGACCCTTGGTATGTTTATCATAGTGAAGATCAGGACTGGATTAAATACTTAATAAATTGGGGGTGGTATGACTAAAGAAGAAATGATTGAATTGGCTAAACAAGCAGGATGGGAATATGCACATGGTGATAGTGGATTCGAACCTTTGTGGACATTTGCCAAACTGATAGCAGTTAAAGAACGTGAGGAATGTGCAAAGATGTGTGATGAATCTGAATATCCTGATGGATCTGATTTGGCTCATTTAATTCGTGCAAGGGGACAAGAATGAAGTTTAGAAAAAAGCCTGTGGTGATTGATGCCACACAATGGTTCAAGATGGGCGACCATCCTGCTGTTGAAGAATCTTTGGCAAATGCTCAGTTTGGGTGGATTGATACCTTAGAAGGTGGTCATATCGTCAGTTCAGGCGACTGGATCATCACTGGCGTGAAGGGTGAGCACTACCCATGCAAACCTGACATCTTTGAGGCAACTTACGAACCAGTTGAAGTTGTATTTGAATATAAAAGCTACCCATAAGGAACAAGAATGAACGAAGAATATACTTTTTATTCACCGCCCAAGCCAAATATTATTTTTAGACTTGGTAAAGATAGCAACATAATTTTTCACAGTCATATACCAAAACCGCCCAATGCTTTTCAAAGATGGATGTTAAGAACATTGCTAGGAATTTATATGGAGTTGATATGACTAGACAGGAAGCTATAAATATACTTTTAGATCACTTTAGTGCAGGATTTGTCCGCACAATAGAGGATGCGCTAAACAAAGAATGGGTAGGGTTGACTAATAACGAAGTTTTGTTGCAATACTCAAAAGAGGATGTTGAGTGGCAAAAGCAACAGATGGAACATGCACAACAATTAAACGCAGAAGCACTAAAGCAAGAGCAAGACGAGCCTGTTGCTTATTTTAGTCCGCAAAAAGGCGGTTTTTACTGGGCAAAGCCAACAACAGTTACCGCACCAGTAACAATTGACGTTGAGCCATTGCCTTTTTACACCACACCACAAGGATGTGCTGAATGTGGAAATGGTGGTGGTTATGCGTTGTATTGCGTTGCCTGTGTTGAAAAGTTTTTTGGTAAAGGTAAAGAATGGGTAGGGTTGACTGATGAGGAAATAAAAGACATTGTTGATTGTGGTAGAACTGATTATGTAAATATTAAGAAAGCGGAACAAAAATTAAAGGATAAGAACACATGATTGAATACGACTTTGAGGGATATGCCAAGTCTAAAATTGATAAAGGATTAGGCTATTTGGAAGGTTTTAGTAAAG